TAATCAGGATCGTTCGCACGGAAGTATTGATACCAATTGGTGAAGCCGCTCTTTCTAAGAACACGGTCCCACTGCCATTCAAGATAGCGATACTTAATCCAAGTCAGCGGATTTTTTGGCTTCACGTTGTTGTCTCGCTCGTTCAAGGTAGATTTTGTCAAATGTCAACATCCTTCTCGCACCATTCACGCCACTTCAAGATTTCTGTGTCTTTGCCGCGAACCTGTGTTTTGAGATAGCCATCTTTGATGAGACTATCAACAGTAGCAGTAACTGTCTCAACGATCTGACTTTTCTTGCCAATGTACCAACCAAACACTGTGAACAGCACAGCAGTACCAAACAGCCACAATACCATTTCGTTGTAAAAAATATCCATTATGCTTTTACCGCCTTGTATTTCTCGATTGAGTTATATTTAGAAGAGACTCCGAATTTTTTTTCGATAATTAAAATTGCCTCTTCTTCATCCTTAGCATATAAAAGGTCCATATGCTTTTTTCCTAGTATTATATGATAATAGGGCATTACTTGCCTTTCAGTGTTCGCATCATATCTCGATTTTCTTGTTCTACCTTTTCCTTAGCGTCACGCCACATATCACGCACAAGATACGCAAGCATGGGCAGGCATACAAACGTAATTACAACTGCAAGCCCACTACCTTCAAACAGTGATTCTAGATATGTTGCTCCTATAATGACTGCGATAAGATATACAGCAAAGCCCGTGGGCCACGCAAGATTTTTAAAAAAGTGTTTCCATACTCTGTTCATAGTATTATACCTTATAAAGTTTGACATAGTGTAACTGTGTTTCATCCACAGCAAACATTCGATTTTTGGTGTGACCCTTGACTTTGGCTTTGAGTCGTTTCATAGATCCTGCACTGTGTTCGTGTGCGTTAGAGAAGCTAAAAACGTTGCCGCCAATAGCCACAGTGTAGTACCAGCGTTCCCACTGAGCACTGTAGAAACTGCGCAGGATTTTAGCAACACCTTCTACACCATCTCCCACCGTGCCCACATGAACACTGTCACGATACTCTGTGCGCAATAGTTTTTTGAACGCAATATCATCCAGTTCACGATCTACCAGTTTAGGTAGGTAACTGATAATGCCAGCAGCATTTACAGGAATAGTGTCAAGGCAGTATGTTTCGTATACACTTTTTTGGAAGTTAGTGAGACTGTCACCGAGAATCTCCATAGTGTAACGCTTGAAGTGACTGCGAGCACGTTCTACGCTGGCATAGTCTTCTTCTGTGATACTAAACGGAACATAATCGTTAGGAACGTAAACACTGGGCATATGTCCTTTGCTGTTAAGGAAATAGCGCATTAGATTTTTGTTGGCGTGTTCTGTGGGTTGCCCTTCACTGAACCTGCGACCATCCTTTACATAACGATAGCCGTTGATGCGATACGCAGCATATGCTAATGCCAGCATTTCTTGATTGGGAAGCGTTTTCAGTTGAACTACATCTGCGCTGTACTGTGCCATTGTGTGCCTCTAGTGGTTACTTCCATATGTAATGTAGCATGACTCTAGGACTTTGTCAACACAAACTAGGTTCTTATTCTTTGATAGTTTGTTTAATCATTATAAACCTTCAAATAGTGGATTGCCCTCATTAGATATTTCGGCGAAAAAATCTTTAATTCTATTCTCTGAAATATCACAATATTCTTGTGATAGGTCCATTCCAATATATTCATGTCCTAGATCAATAGCAGCAATTCCAGTGGATCCACTTCCATTAAATGGGTCTAGTACTAATGAATTTGCGCCCGGAGCGTAAACGTTTATAAGCCAACGCATTAAGTCAATTGGTTTAGGACTAGGGTGAGTATTGTACTCGCCGCGCTCTTTTCTTGTTACTCTGGGGGCATAGAAATATTTTTGATGATCAGATACATCAAACATTCCTACAATATTTGAAGGATATCGACCATTAGGGTTAGCATCTACCTTTTCAGTGTGTTGATCCGTCGACTTTGTAACTTCTCCGCCAAACGCTCTGCGTTTTGCGCCACCGCTGGTCCATCCTGTAGGAGGTTTTTTATCCCAAGGAATTCGAGTATCCTCGATATTGATAGTACCAGTACCCCATTTTTTAATATTTGCCTTTATCGTTTTTTCACTAATTGGCTTTTGAGCTACAGCGATTGGTTCGTGAGCAGGTTTAAGTTTGTTCGCTTTTGCCATTTTTGTAGTAATCATCCAGATTACTTGATCTTTAATTTCGAAGCCGCCGTCTTCCATTTTCGTAGCCATTCGATGATACATTTCTGGACTACAAAAGCTTAGGCACCAGCCGCCGGGTTTTAAAACACGAAGTACTTCCTTCCAAGTTTCGACCGGCGGCACATCTTTATCCCAACCTACTCCTGCGATTTCCATACCATATGGTGGATCTGTTACTACTAAATCTACGGAATTTTCATCTATTTTTTTTAAAAGATCAATGTTATTTCCACATAATAATTGGTATTCCATAATTTATCCTATGCTTTAAAGGCATTGCCAACGAAAATATTAAAACAAGGAGTCTGTCCACCTTGACAAATATTTTTCCAAGTTACACTTAATCTAAGAACGTCTTTGCCACTTTTATTTTGAAGTTTTATACTTTTTCCAGAAGCTACTACTTTTGTAATATTACTATCCATATCGGTAAAATCGTAAAACTCAACAGTTTGTTTTTTGCTTTGAAAATTCTTAACAACACAATACACTAGATCACTGTTATTCGCAGCAGTTTTTGTAGTATTATTACCAGATAATAACATATTTACCCATCTATTAACTTCAGACAAATATTTATTCATACATGTAGCAGCGTATTCGGCATATTTTTCCTGTCCGGGCGATGTAATTTTTGAAATAATATCAAGAAATACTTCGTCTTCCGAGTCACGAATGTTTCGTAAAGTTTTAGCATAATCAGAATTATTTTTAAGAGTCCTTCCAATTCGTTCTTCGACAAGAGCAAATCGTTCTTTTTTTAACCCCAATTCTTCGTCAAATTGTGGATAAGTTTTAATATCTTTATTGATGTATTTTTTTAAGATAGCTGTACTTGTATTAGCCTTAGTGCCACTTCCGTTTTCAAAACTAAATTTAGTTTCGACTGCAAGTTCAATATCGTTAATAAGAATAACTTTAATATCACCTTTATCAGCATAGGAATTGCCGCCGGTCCATTTGGCAGATTCTACCTTAGAATTATACACAGTATTGATATGCTGTTTGATATCATCTGCAATTAAATAAAAATAATCATCTACCTCAGCATTATTTAACGCTTTAGTAACAGCAATTTCGGCCTCTTCTGCCCAACTACGTTCATTTTCCCCCATATGGTTACTCCCTTGTCCATTTAAGATGACCTAGCCGTTCTTGTTCGCACCAGCGGATAAACAGACCTGTTTCTCTACCGTGTGCTTCGATCTCACTGGGTCTGTCCCAGTAGTCTATGCCCTGTTCGTTGTCTTGTGTAAGTTCGCCCTGTTGATACTGTTTTACGTGAATCAGTTCGTGTGCCAATGTAGTAAGCATTGTACGCATATCAAGGGTGCGTTTTACGTCGATCTCATATTCGTTGCCTTCAAGTTGGCAAGCATATCCATAATTAGGATCGTTCGTCATCCTGCGGAAACTGATTTCAATGCTGGGTGAGATGCCGAACTTTTCGCACACAAAGATAGCCATGCTGTGTGCATACCTGCGCTGGTTGGCCGTGCCGCCATAGACGGTGATATCCATAAGGAACCTTTATTTGTTTTCTACATTAATATTAAATTAACACACTAATGTGGTATTGTCAATCATTATATTCTATAAGTGATGCGGCCTTTGGTAAGATCATATGGTGTCATTTCTAACTTGACTCGATCACCCTGTACTAGTCTAATTCTAAACTTGCGCATCTTGCCGCCTGTGTAGCATACTACTTGGTGGCCATTTTCTAGTTCTACTTTAAAAGTTTGATTAGGAAGTACATCTGTTATTGTACCTTCTAATTCAATTGTATCATCATTCTTTGACATTAATGTCCTTTTCGACTTTTGTTATCACGATGTTGCCATCCTCCACGGCTATTCTAAGAACATCGCCTGGTTGCCAACCCATACGTTCAGCAATCTCAGGTGGAATGTTCATCAATACGTTATCTTTGTCACCTTCGATGTCTTTGAAGATGTCTTCTACTTTGTAAGTTATAATTTTTGTCATCTTGATATTTAGTCCGCTAATGAGATTGAAACAGGATGATATAGATTCAAAACAGCAAAATCATATCCTTGAATTCTTGCTGCTTGTCCGTGTTGTGTTTTGACTTTGATCTTGCCTGCGTGAGCTAGACATGCCCATGCACTGTTTCCTATGTCATGAGTGTTGCTCACAGTTCTGAGCAGTGTACCGTCGAGCCTGCGCCAGAAGTAGTGTGTTACACTGCCTCTCTTACGACTTATATCAATGCTCTTAACAAATTCTACAGTTTCGTCTAGTTCAATGCTGTGGGACACTTCGGTAACCAACGGCTTGCTTGCCTTCATTAGAGATTCTAGTTCTTGATTTTCTCTGTAGAACTTGGGCAGAGTGACAAGGATACCAAGGTGTTCTGCGTCCATGCGAGTTCGATTCTCGCACAGTTCTTCCACAGCCATCATGTATTCGCTAATGTGTTCATTCTTCAGCCTACGCAGAGTGTATTTTTTAGCAAAGTACTCGTAGATTTTTGCTGCTGTTTTTTGATGCTGTCTTGTAACTGCTGGGTCAGTAATTATGTCAGGACGCATACCTAGTGATTTGATAGTTTCGACGATCTGCCATTGTTCTTTGCCCGCTTCTAACATAGACACTAATATTGCTAGAGGAGGTGTGTTAAACTCAAGATATTCTTTGGGTTTTTCTTCTACAGCCACAGCGTTGACACATGCTGCTCCCCAGTCATCAAAGATTGATACAGGTTTTGCGTATATTGTGTTTGTCATAATTAATCCCACAATGATTCATAGAATTTTCCAAATAGTCTAAAACCATTGGAAATTCTTGCTTGATATGCTTTCATACCATCCCAGTCAGTTTCGCTGGTATCTTTTTCACCTCGAATCATTTCGCTCATACCGTTTTCCAGCTTTTTCATTTTGAACTCAATTTCGCCTTTGCGGAACTGATCTTGCCAACTGTCGTCAAGTTTGTTTTCAAACGCAAAGATCATTTCATCCAACACCCAATCCCAACGAAGATGATGATTGCTGTCAATGCCGCCCCAGTCTTTTTCTTCTTGAGTAAGTTCAAGAGCCGCAGTGCTGCGAAGGTGCTCAGGAACATCTTCGTCATCTACCAAAGGTGATCCGTGCTTGGTTGCTTGAAGCTGACGCAGCATGGGCAGGATGATATAAGCAAGAGTGTCATCCATACTCCAAGTATCCCATGGATCAATACGAACTAAGATCTTGCGATCTTTCTTGCTGTGTACCCAAGTAAGAAAACGATTCAACCAAGTAGGCTTGCGATCGTCATCAATGAAGCTGTATACTTCGCCTACACCAGGTTCAGGCTCTACGCTGCCATAAGCAAGCAGTTCTCCAAACTTGTGTACCCAATCAGGCTTACTGAGAATGCCATATTCACCAGGCTGTTTCTTGACCCAGAAACACAGCATTTCGGCCAATTGATATGGTCCGATCCTGTTCTTGTAAGGTCCAATTTTCACTTTCATTTTTTACTCCTAGCCGCAGCTTGTTTTGCTTTAAACAGTTTAACATCGTTTACAGCACTTGTCAACGCCGCAGCATAATTCAATGCCTGCTGTTCTTTTAGAATAGTACTGGCTTCGTATTCTACATAGCCACGAGTTAACAGACTCCAAATATCACGCCAACGACGGCGTCCCCAAAACCGTGTCTTCACAGTGGTATAGATGGTAACAGTTACACTATGGTCGTCTGCTTCTATGTCAACCGTATGAGCGTGATCAGGATCAGTACAGTCACAAGGTACTTGATACCAAACGCTTTCGCCCCAATCATTTAGTTTGAGTATACCTTCTGCTGGTTTTTCAGGCTTCATCATTGTTCTCCTCGTATACTACTATTTGCGCACTCTGCCCCCAAATAGCCGCTGCTTCTTGTGCTGCTTCGTGGGTGTCGTGTAGTACAGGTTCTACTTCATACATAGCACCTGTCGGGCGAGTTACATAGATATAATCGTCGCTTCCAAAAGGTACCATTACAGCATATTTCATTAACTTAGTCCTGCGATCAGTTTGTAATTATCCCAAGCTTTCTTAGCTGCTGGGTTTGAATCAACAACATCATCACTCAGCACTACATCATACCAATAGTGGTCTAACCTTTGAGGGTGAGCACCATACTGTCGTGGCTGGTGTAGTTTTCCCTGCTTTTTAAGATAAACACAGATGTTGCGCACTGTCTGTTCATCCGCAGCAGGAATGCTGCTCCACTCAGGAGCACTGTGTAAACTACCAGCACCGGCGCCGCCAGCATACCCTTTCCAAATTGACCCCCATTGTGCGTCGTTTTCTGGATCAAAATCTGTACGGGCAACAATCACCAACACATCGTTGATACCAACTGTACCTTCGTAAATGTCTCTAACACAACGAGACAGCGAGCTTCCTACTTTCATTATATCCTCTTTTGATTATATGTTTCTTAAACTATAACATAGACTAACGTTATGTCAACCGATAAATACCATATGGAGGTATAACATGGAAAAATGTACTAAATGCGGACACGATTGCCACTGCGATAAGGGCGTATGTGAACAATGCCACAATGATGTGTGTAGCGATTGTGAACACAACGATGAATTAGATCATGCTCCTACGGATACCCAGGGCTAATCTAGCAGGGTACAGTTCGATACTCACACTGTTGTTTTGATTGCCGCCCAGAATCTGATAGTAGTCTACACTGTCTATGGTCACTGTGCTGATGTAAAACCCAACGTGTCCCTGCCAACCCTGGTTGCCTCTTGGAAAAATCACAAGGTCACCGGCCAACGGAGCGTCTACTGATTTGCCCCAATTTAAAAAGCTTCTGGCCAGCAGTGGATGCTGGCTTACGCTTTCTGACCCAGCAATACCGCTATCGTTGAGAACAGCATTGATAAACGCTGCGCACCATTCTGTTCTTACAGGATCTACTCCGATAAATTCTCTCAGTTCTGCTCTGTGATCTTGTTCGGTATAGTCTACGTATTGTACCGCAGTTATCAGCTTGGTTTCTGTTACAGTAGGTATTCTATCAACAGTCTCAGGTATAACGTCTCCGAGAGATATAGCACATCCACTCAGAAGTACTGCTGATAGAATTATAATTTTTTTCATTGCCCTTGCCCTCACATGTATTTATTTTGATAAATATTATTATAAAGTTAGAGGGCACACTTTATGGATTTTTTAACACTAGTTGGCGAAGTAGGTTTTCCCATTGCTGGAGCGTTAGCAGCCGGCGTGTTTGTTTTCATTACGCTGAAGTTTATACTTGCCAGTGTTACTGATTCAGTTCACACACTTAAAAACATCATGGGATCACTGGACAATCGTGTACAGACCATGAACAACGATCTAGTCAAGATAGACGCACTGCTGAGTTATGTACTACATATCAAACCCAATGTAGAACGTATAGCTGCCAATGAGGGCAAAGATGATGCTCGTAGAGATTAACTATGGAATTTGATATAGCAACTGCAATTAAAGATTTTGGTTTCCCAGTTGTGGCAGCAATGGGTCTCGGATATTTCATATATTATATATGGAAATGGGTAACTGAAACTATCGATCCCATACTGGGCGAAACACAGTTTACGCTGATCAAACTGGTGGATCGTGTTAGAATGTTAGACAACGATCTTATACGTCTCAACATGAAACTCAGCATGGTGCTGGAATATAGAGGCATGTTGGAACAGTCTGGTATGCCTAAAAAAGACATAGAAGAACTGGACGATATCATAAACAAATATCAATCAAAGAGTGCTGTGTTCAACAGTACTGGTAAAGCAGCGCCTAAGCCTGCAGAACCAAAAAAAAACTAACAGTACCTAAATTAAAATTTGCTTGGTTCCAAAGCACACGAAATTTATTGATTAGTTTTTTGTTGTTGCTGATACTTAACGTTACAGTCTTTGTATTTTTCTATTAAAATATCAGCCACAGTGTCACTACACACAGTTTCATAATGAGTGTGTGGAACTTCAACATGCGCCATGTCCGATCTGCTTTTCATACTTTCAATAGTAACAACACCATCGTTGGGCCCACCGTGATATGGTACTTGACCAGTTGTGCTTACAACCTGTGTCCAAGGCACTGTTAATTTTATTTCCTGTGCTAGGCGTATAGGATCTGCGTTGCGTCCAATATCTCTAAACAGCGGATAGTTTGGCACAATATATTTGGCCCAATCTGCTGTGCTGCTGCCAGCGAACGGTGTGCTGATGCTTACGCCGCCTAGTACTCTAATGTACTTGGTAAGGTGCAGAGCATACAGCCCGCCTAGACTGTGTCCTATAACAAAGTGTGGACCACGCCCTTGCACTTCTTCAGTGATCATATCTAAATTATCACTGAAGCGATTCATACTGCTGTAGTTTACAAATATTTCTTTTGAAAAGTTTGTTTGACTTCTAAGATATTTAAAACTTAAATCAGTTTGATTGGCACCGTGTATCCAGATAACATTAACATTATCTGTTTCTTGTCCGTTGTACTCTGTGTCTTTGTTGAATATATTTTTAAAATAATTTATCATTTGCTTGTGGCCACAAATACGCCTGACCAGTTGTCTGGCAGGTCTTGTGTGTTCATATACTCACAACGTTCTATCCACATATCATAATATAGATCCATCTTACCTTCAAACTGTCCTTTTAATCTACGACATTCTTCTACAGCTTCAAGAAAACGTTTCTGTCTGTACAAGCCGTGCATAACAGCATGTCGTTTCCTGCTGCTATTATAATGATTTTTAACATTGTCCAGCACTGTGTATATGCCCAGTCCAACACTCTTGCCTTTGACCTGTAGATCATCTATTTTGAGGAAGAACCAGTCTTGTGAGCATTGCTTGACTGTTGCTTCTCCGATCAGCAACAAGCATCCGTACTCTTTACATTTTGATTCGACTCTGGCTGCGGTGCTGACTGCGTCTCCCAGCACGTCGTAGCTGTGTCTTTTGGTTGATCCCATTTCCCCCAAATAGCCCAATCCAGTATTAATTCCAGCGCCCATCCCGACTGGCGGTCTTCCTTGAGGTATGATAACCGTTTCATTAAATCTCTCCACAGCTCGTAGCATTTTTAGCCCTGTTGCTACGGCTGTGTCAGGGTGGTTTGCATCGTCTATAGGTGCGTTGTGAATGTGCATACTAGCATCGCCAATATACTTGATAATCATACCATCAGCATCAAGCACAGGCTCTGTGATAGCATCCATATAGCCATTCATTATTTTAGTAAGTCCTTGTACGTCATCACCAAAGCTTTCACCCAATGGTGTAAATCCACGCAGGTCTGAGAATACAATGCTGACTTCTCTCTTGGTACCTTTTTTAATAAGATCTGGATTGGTCTGTAACAGTTTAACCACAGTTGGGCTTGCGTATCCTTCAAACTGTTTCTTAATTGCCTGCTTCTGCAAGAATTCATCTACAAACTTGATCACATATCTAATCACACCTACCAACAGTAGAAATGCTGCTGGAGTGAATCCGTCTACCAACCAGTTGTATTCTGTAAACACCCATATGCTGTAACCAATACTCCCGCCCACGGACAACACAAAGAAGGCTATGCCCACGTATGTCCAACGAGCGAGAGCGATTAACAATATGCCAGCGAATATAAACGCTGCCAGTTCAGCACTGCTTGCCCACGCAGGGCGCTGTATGTTGGTCTCATTAAACACTGTGCCCAGCATAGCCGCTTGTAGTTCATGTGGGTACACGCCGCCTGCTGCTGTTGCTATAGGCTGGCTTAGTCCTGCTGCTGTGGGTGTAACAAACACAATACCGCCAGCAAAGTCTGTGGGTAAATCCGCAGCACTTACACTGATGCTTTTCTGACTCCAGTCAATCCATACACGGCCCAGTTCATCTGTGGGTATAACACCAAACTGTGGAATACGCAGTCTGTCAACACCCAGTGGGCTCAGTTTGATTTGAAAGCTAGGGTCGCCTGCCAATACTCTCAGCACTTCCATAGTCACGTTTGGATACAGTGTGTCTCCGCTGTAGAACACAAGCGGCACACGACGAGTAACACCATCTATTTCAGGAAAGGTGTTAACTATTCCACTGCCCACTGCATTTTGTTCAACCCAAGGCACGTTGGCTATAATACCAGGAACCTCTGGTATCAAATACATATAGTCGCTGTTGATAATACTAGCACCAGGATTGATGGGTTCATTTCTGCCCTGCTCTGCGCCCAGCATGTTGACTATAACGGGATATTGCTGCATAGCTTGTGCCAGTATTTCATCTTCGCCGGCTCTGTCAGACTCTGCCATAAACACCATGAACACTACTAGCCCAGCGCCTCTGTCATATATATCCTCTATGAGGCTAGCATAATCACCTCTGGGCCAGGGCCATTGACCCTGTGCCTCTAAGCTAGCTTCGTCTATGTTCACAGTGTAAATGTTGTTGTTTACTGGCTCTTGATTAATTATCAATGTATCAAAATAACGCAGTTTCAAACTTTCTAAAAAGTTTGGATTTGCGTTCATCACATAGGCTAAAACAGCCAAAACCAATATACTCCACAGAGGCGATAACAACTTTTTCATTCAGTATTTATTCAAAAATATAGGGCCAAGGGCCCTATATTGAAATGGTACAATGATGATTACTGTTGGTCAACAGTTAGGTTACAGGTTCCAGTAGTACAAACACCGTTTACCACTGTGTTGTCACTTAGGTCATGTGGTAGACTGTACAGTTGGTTCGTGTCGCCGCTCTGTGTTAGGCTAAAGTTCCAGTTGCCGCCTGAGTTGGTCAATTCAACTGTTGCTGCGTGATTGCCCAAGCCTTCTTGTAGCACTGTGACTGTGGCATTGTCGCCTAAACTTATAAGATCCAAGTAGTGTTCGCCTGATCCTTGTTGTGTGATTGTGTATGTGCCAAAACTACCATCGATGTCTAAGAACGCTTGCTTTTCGCTGTCACCCTGCTGTAAGAATGTAAGAGTGTTTGAATCGCCTACTATGTTGATGTCAGCAAAGTTTCTGTCAGTGTTGGTACCGCTCTGTGTGATGTCAGTTATGTTTGAATTACCCTGTAAGTACATTAACAAATAGTTACCATTGCTTAGTTGTGTGATGTCAACATCGTTGCTGTCGCCTATGATGGTCAAGTCAATGTTGTTGCCTGTGGTTATGGCATTTGCGGCGTCTACCTGTGCCTGTTGTACACTGGTGATAGCACTTCTAAACACTGGTGTTGGTGCAGGAGCAGGTGCTGGCGCTGATGCAGTTTCGCCTGCTGCTAGAGGAGTTGTTGAATCAGGGACCCAAGTGCTCATAGTAGCGTTTGATGGATTTTCTTCTTCAACTGTAAATGAAGCACTATCACCTATGCTGTAGCCTTGAGCGGTTGTGATAAGTGTTCCCCAAAACCCGTCGCCCAAGTAGAATATAGCGCCGTCTGCTAGAGCTCGAAATGTACCTGTGTTGTGGATTACTTCAGCAACTGTTCCGTCACTGTTGTATAGTGCCATACCATAAGTACCTGGATTGGTTGTTGAATCAAAAAACGCAAAGTATTGACTTGCGCTGTTGATATTTGCATAGTCTGTTGAGGTCATTCTAGATGAACTTGGTACACTTCTGTACAGATAGCTGTAGCCGCTTGTATTAAGTGTTCCGCCGCTTATACCCCATTGTACATCAAATATCTGTGCTGTACTAAATTTACCTGTTGTGATATCAGCCCATGCTGCTGAGGAAAATGTTAGTACAAAAAATACTGTTATTATTCTTATTAAATTTTTCATTGTGTTTGTACCACCTTTATGTTTACGTTTGTGCCACCGTCTTGTATTTGTATAGTTGCGGCATATTCGTCTTGTATGAGACTGTAGGTCCCGTGTGTGTCTGCGCTGGTTGTGATCACACTTATATGAGGCTGTCTGTCGCTTTCTATATAGATGTAACTTTCGTTTGCTGCCCATTGTATCCAAGGATATTTGTTTATACCTGGTAGAATAGCATTTTCGTCTTCAGACAATTCATCTTCGTCTAGGCCTGTGCTGAGGTTCAACAGGTTATCCAAGTAATCATTGTTCAGTCTGTTTATATTAAGTTCTGAAAAATTCAATAGATCCTCGTCAAGTAGGTTTGCACTGAGTTGTTCGTATTCCAATAAGTCGAAATCCAATGCTGTTGTCTGTTCTTCTTCCTCTTCTTCAGTGCCAAAGCCATTGACAAACTCTGAAGGAGGAACAATGATTAGATTGTTGTTGATATCGTTTGGACCTAACAGTAGACGCTTGGGGTCACTTGGCATCATAGCCAAACTGCTTACCATAGTGCCTTGATATGCTTCTGTAAGCAGCACTGATCCTGCTGCGTTGCTCACTGTGATAGCGCCAACTGGACATTCATCTTCGTCGAATGTAGCGTCAGGACAGCTGGGCAATAGAATCACTAGACTGCGACCCAGTTCATCCACAGTCATACTAAAGTCTGTGCCTCTAACTGTGATGCTGGCAGTGGGTGTAGTAATGCTTACACGATCTCTGCTGTTCTTTGCTATTCTGCCTGATGCCATCTGTACAGTGCCAAGTGCCACACGCATACTCACACTGCCAGTGCCGGTGTTGGCGTCATACACAAAGTCGTCAATCACCAATTCACTCTGTTCAGTAATTCGCACTTTTGAATCGTCTTCGAATGTGATTTCTAGATTGGTTCTAGCAGTGATAAGTTTGTCCAGCATTTCCACACCAAAGCCTGTTTGTTCGAAAACAAGTTCTTCTTGACTGCGCACAGCGCCAGCAGGATTTCCATCAAACTCTGTGATGCTGCCTACTTCAGCAAGACCTATGCAGGGCGTTAATATCATTATACCAATCCAACGCCACATCTTAGTTTTGCAATATGTCTACTGTGTTGCTGCTGCCTGTCACAGTCATATTCACATAGGTGTAGCCCATTGCAGTTTGTTGATCAACACTGATAGTATTGCTGTCACCGTCCACAGTCATACTGACTTGATTGAACCCGCCTGCACTGGTTTGAAACAGATTGATTTCGTTGAAGTTGCTGCTGGTGCTTTGTCCAACATCAACTATGTTAACAGCATCAGCACTGTCCAGTGCATAATTGATGATGTTGTCGCTACCAATAATGTTTGTGGTTGTGTCAGTGTTGTTTACAATTATACCATTACACACACTGTTGGTGTAGGTCTGGCAATAGGTCATTACGTTGTCACTGCCCACTATGTTTGTGGTAAATGTATTGTTCATACCGCCAAAGATTTCTCCAGTGATGATGTTCATATCGCCTGTGGCAGTGTAGTTAAATGTAGTAGTACTAGCGCCTGATTCAAACTCTAGGTCTGCTTGGTTGGCATCGCCACTCTGTGTAATATTAACAGTGATGTCATCACCTTCAAGGTTCATTGGATCAGATTCTGTGTTGATTCTGTTGTTGCCGTTTTCCTGTAGTACGTTTACAGTTAGGTCGCCACCAGCTTGATCAATGTAAACTTCGCTGGCCATTGCTGTGCTTGCCAGCAGTGAGAACACGAGTGTGGTTATAATTTTTTTCATTTTTTGCCCTCTTGATAAGTTAATCTTATTCTTGTTGTTGGATGGACCAGATACCGTTGTCTGCTCCCTCCTTTATCATTTCTACTATAGCTGCTTGTATAGCCAATCTCACAGCGTGATTCACGCTTTCGTTTTGACTGTTGCCTATTTCCAGTTCAACTGCTTCTGTGCCCAGTTCAATAAAGCGGAATATACCCATGTTTGTGCTGGTGCTTACCACTGTCTTTGTCACAGCCGTTGATGTAAGTATCTCACCAGTTTGTACACTCACACATCTCATACTGATAGTGATCACATCTTCTCTGTATTGAGTATATGGTCCTATGCCTAGGTAACGTGCTCCAGCGCCACCTGTTAGTGTGTTGCTGTCATAGCCAACTATAGCGCCCTCTATAATCAGTCCAGCAAACATCAGTGGTGCTAGTTGTGTTTCGTCGCCCACGCTTTCACGTGTTTGTCTAATAATCTGTCTTTCACGTGATAGGTTTTCAAGTCCCACACGCTCTACTACTTTGAACCAAGTGCCATCGCCTACATCACGCAGTGCTTTGATAACGTATTCACTTGCGCCCTGTGTTACTGCTGTTGATATGTTGGCCAGTCTGTCACTGGGCATACGTTGTCCAGTCTTGTCTTGAAATTCATACACTGCTGCCACCATAGGTCCTGCTAGTGGAGGTAGTGCGTTCAAGTATTCTGCGTCAGTGATTACAACCTGTGCTGGTTCGCTCTCTATTCTGTTCACAGTACTGGCACAGCCTGCGAGCAGTGCGGTGGATAATAATACAGCCAATAGTATTTTCATTAGAACGCAAACTCCCCAGTTGGCACGTCAAAGCTGCTGGTCAGTTCACCGCTTGAATTGTACACTTCTACGTAGATTCTATCGTCTATATCTCGCTTCCAGCGTATGTTGTCACCAAACGGAGTAGTTGCTTCTGCCCATTCGCCCACAACGGTTGTGCCGCCTTCGCCAAACAATGCGTCTGCTATCTGTCTACTCAATTGAGCATAGATTCTACTTTCTAGATTGTTTTGAAACTTGTAAGCGTTGGTGTTTCTATCGTCACGCTCTGCTCTGTCTATTTCAGCCTGTGCATCTGCACGAATCTTATCTCTGCGTTGCTGTTCCAACTGTTCGATTGTGAGAACATGTGTGCTGTATCCGTTGCCGCTGAACGCAGGCGAGTTGAAGCCAAACGTAAGTTCGCTTGCGTTTACAGAAGTAGCCAGAAATAGTGGCACAATCCAAAATAGTTTTTTCATTCTCGAGCCCTCAAAGAATCAGTGAGCCCTCACGCTCTACTGTACTATTTATCGGATCTGGCGGAAATGATTAACTGTGCTGTTTGTGTTTAAACAGTTGCGTTAGGATTATTAGGCTGTGTTTTGGTTTGATCTACTGGTGCAGGTTCAGCAGCAGGTGTAGAATCAGCAACTATGTCATCTTCGACTGCTGCAATTGCTTTTAATAAGCCGCCCATTTCAATAAGGCTACGAATATAACCCTTTCCACTCTCGCCCTTCAAGTTTGTACGCACTTGTATTAACATTGAATTACCTGCAAGGTTTGTTTCTTCAACTGCATCAGAGCCGATTGGTCTTCCATATATTAATATTTTAGGTGGATCTGCTTGATATTTAACTTGTAAGTCAAATTGCTCCATTGCTGCTTTAAGTTCTTTACCGAAGTTTAGTTCTTTAAAACCCGGAGCATTTGGTGATGTTTTTAATATCACCATACTAACTTTGGGATCATTTAGTGATGCATGGTGTGCAATGCCGTTATACATGCGTTCTATAAACTTAACTTCTGCATTTGTATTTCCTGCAAGTTCTTGTTGCAGTGCTTGTGCTACGTCTTTGTATACTTCTTTAAAAATAGGATAGTTATGATTAGCATCGCTGCCATTCATTTGTTCAACGTATTTGTTGCTGATATTGATGCCAAATATACTTTTAAACAGCGTTTGCACTTTTTCATAACTGTTGCCGGGCACTTGTCCAAACTGTTTTACATCTCCTGCTTTAGCACTAATTAAGTTAATTGAGTTGTCATCAAAATCTAAAAATAAATCTGCTTTAGTTCCTTTTTGATCAGACACTCCATCGGAGTTTACAACAATAACATTTTTATTTGGATCGTCTATTGCTTGTTTTACTGCTTGTTTTACAGCGGCGCTGCGGTTTGCCCATAGCACAGCAGACCTATTTAATCCTGTCATTTCGGGCGGAAATTCTCCTTCGCCTACTGATGTAATTACTGCGCCGAAACTAGTTTGGTTTAATACTAATACATATTTTATACTATCTTTGCCAGCAGTTGTCTGTAAGGTGCCTCTTTTATTTTTCCCTTCGTCAACAATAGTCAATCGTTTAATAACACTTAAAACATCGTCTTCGGTAATTTCTTCACCTAATTTTTCAAATTTTGCAGTACACGCTGCTCCTAAGAACGCTTCGCCTACATCGCCAGAATTAAACGGTTTCTTAGAACCTTTCATTTCTGATGTTTTAAAAATGTCTCCTGTAGGAACTGTTTCTATTCTGCCTTTTAATTTTACTCTTACAGAACTTGGAACTTGTCCTGCTGGAATTAAAAAACCTCGGTCGTTAGCGTTTACTTCATCTTTGTCTTCGATTGGAGAGTTTTCACCGTAGAACATTTTTGCAAGACGTTCGGCCTCAGATGGTTCAAATTTTACAGTTTTACCATATGCAATTTTTGATTTACCTTCTAATTCAACATCTTTACCAGCGGCAATCATGTTGATTAGTACATCAAGGTATTGCCCTCTGTGCTTTTGTAAGTAAGCTTTACTTAGGCCTGATTCTGTTAATACTGTTTTAAACTCGTTCCAACGCATTGTTATTTCCTATTTAGAGTATTTATACTATTTTAGGGAACAACATGTCACGACAGAATACATCAACAGACGCTTCATCTAAGCCTAGGCTCTTCATAGTTTTAGCTGTATGGGGATTCTGCTGTTGATTTTCGCAGTACCAGTTTTGTGCTTTTATACTCTCGTCACGATCCGCAGTGTGATCGAAAATTCTTATTTCTTCAACGTAAGCATGAAGATTGTTTACAGCTATGTTGATGATTGCTTCTGCTTCTTCTAGAGTGTTTACATTGCCCGCGGCCAACATACGTTCAGTAAAGATGTTACGAGCCCACTCCGGTAGTTCACGCTGCTTCTTGGGTACGAAGTTGTCTACACTATCATAGTAGCCGTGTACCATAGGATGATCAGGGTCTGTTGTGATGCTGAAATCGTGGAAGGCACCTGTGATTTTGTTCTTGCCTGCGATTACGTCAAAACCATAGATTGGTGCGTTGTTGTGTAGTTGTGGGAAAATGCACACATGCATCATCCAAAGACCTTTTGTGTCTCTAGCATCCACAACGTCAATGTGGGCACGACGAATACTGTGATTGGCCCACACACGATTGATCCATCCGTTTTGGGGTTGATTAAAGTCTTCCAGTCCCTGCTCTGATATTTCTTCAGCAAAAGTATCAAACACTGCGATAATATCGTTTTGACATTCTATCAGTCGATCCCAAATAGCACTCATTCTGGCAACTCCGACATCTGTTCAAATAAACGTGCTGCAAAGTCAAAACAGAGATTTGCTTCTTCTGCCATTGAATCGTCACACCTGGCTCTGATTTGTTCTTTTAATTCTTTAGCGTTGTCGTGCTGGTACATAGTAGCACTGCCCGGAACTTTCTTAGCAATCATTTGTCCGCCGCTGAGATCACCCATGTGTCTAACATAGACATGTGCCATAACCCGATGCGGATCGTCTTTGATAGTCATTAGGTGATCCATGTATTCCTTTACCGCAGGCAACAGTGGAGGCTGATTGGGCTGAAACTCTGCCCATAGTTCTTGATAGTCTTCGTGTATTTTAGGAGCAATTCTTAGATCCGACAGCCCATGCATCATGGCAAACATTTCTAATAGATTGTATTGAGGATGTTGATTAAACAAGTAGGTAGCATAGCGTTTCTTACTGACTGTGCCGTTCAACAGTTCTTGAGCAAACGGTTGTGTCTCTGCTGTTTCGTGCATACGCTGTGTAAGAGATCTTAGATTGTTGCCCGCTGTGTCTGCGTGTTTTTCGCTGTGCTTTCTTACACTATCCATTACGATTCTTCAATCTTTAACTGTAGGAGGAAACCGTGATTGCGACTAGCGTTGATCGCTTCAACAGTTTTCTGTTCTGCTATCTCGTACTTGTAAGTGCCGATCACAGCAGATCCTTCGTTGTGAATGTTCATAGTAAGAGTTTCAGCACTAGCATCGCTGTGGCGGAACACCTGTTTTAGAATTTCAATTACCCAATCCATAGGTGTTTGGTCGTCGTTGAGCATAATCACATTGTACTTGCCGGGCTCTTTGACTACGTGTTTGATTGTTTCGTCTATCTTAATATCTACATCTGAGTTCATGCTTTTCTCCTAGGTTATGTGGGGGAGATATTTCACTCCCCCTAGACTTGTTTAGCCTTCAATTGTGTCTTGTACAGTACCGTTAAAGTCTGTAATTGCAATCTTCTTTGGTTGTAGTTCTTCTGGAACATTACGCTTCAAATGAATATTAAGCATACCTAGTTCAAGACCTGCTTGGCGAACTTCGATATGATCTGCTAGTGTAAAGGTTCTACGGAAACTGCGACCACCGATTCCTTTGTGTAGATAGTTTACTGTTTCATCACCCTTGGGTGCAACACCTTCTACTGTGAGGATATTCTTTTCCAGTGTGATATCTAGATTGTCCATACCAAAGCCTGCAACGGCAACACTGATCATGTATTCGTCTTCGTTGATCTGTACAATGTTGTATGGAGGATATCCGTTAGACTTTGTGTTTTCAAACACACGATCCATATCACGGAACAGTTGATCGAACCCTATAGTAGCACGATGTAGTGAGGGTAGGTCTAGAGTTTGTAATCTTGTCATTTTATTTCTCCCGTTAAAGCAAGATATAATCGGACCCATTATGGCGTCCAAGTTTATTTATCACAGTGTTATCTACCTATTGTTGTTTTTTCATATACACTATTATGTGTCTGAGTACAACGCACAAAAGTAGTACACTTTGATAACTGCTTGAGCTTAGAAGCCCCAGCATAGGTGCAGGTTGATCTGATGCCGCCAAGGATATCCTGTACTGTATCAGCTACACTACCTCGGTAAGGTACCAAGACCGTCCTGCCTTCTGACGAACGATAGTTTTTCAATCCGCCAAAATGCTTGTCGTTTGCACTTTCACTGCTCATACCGTAGAATTGTACAAACTGTTTTGCTTCTACTAATTCTTCGCCGTTGTCATAGTGTATTTCGCCAGTCTTAAATGCTCTGTTGATAACTTCGCCGCCGCCTTCATCGTGTCCAGCCAGCATACCACCCAGCATCACAAAGTCAGCACCCGCAGCAAATGCTTTGGCTACATCACCAGGAGTAGTACATCCCCCGTCAGCAATGATATGACCACCAAGGCCGTGAGCAGCATCGGCACATTCGATAACTGCGGAAAGTTGCGGATATCCAACCCCGGTCTGCAATCTCGTCGTGCATACGCTATTATGTACCACTACACCCTCGATATTGTATGAATGATCTTCTTCGACTTCAAGATCATATGTGTATCCATCATATGGTTCAATTTCGAGTATATCTATTTCAACTAATTCAAATTTCATCTAAAATACTCCAGTCATTTTCTTTAATTTGTGATTCCCATATAACGAGATATCTATATCCGTTATCTTCTGCTTTAGAAGTAAATAATCCTTTGTTAAATCTTTTGCTTCGACCCATTCTGCATATTGATGAATATTATCATCTGTTACTGTTTCTCGATGTTTTTTATGTAAAACATAAAACTCGTGATTAGGAGTTGCTTTAATACCATTAATATTAACTATTGATTTTTTATCGTCAAATTTAAATGTATTAGTAACAGTTTTATAAGATCCAGTGTGAGTTAAAACTTTTTCACCTTGTTTAATATCTTCGATATTCTTTAAACATTTATCAGTCTTAACTTTTTGCCCAGGAGCAAAACATCCAGGTCCAATGCCAACTTTAACAATATCTGCTCCAGCAAGAATAAGTTCCTCCGTCATTTCACCTGTGACCACATTGCCTGCTATAATAACAAGATGTGGGAAACGTTTGCGTACTTCACGTACATGTGTTGTAAAGTGTTCTGAATATCCATTTGCAATGTCAATGCAAACATATTTTAGATTGTCTTCACACTTAGCATACACGGCGCACAGCTTTTCAAAATCTGCTGTGCTGGTGCCTATGCTCATAGCCACATAGTCTGTGCGATTGAGTCCGTCACCATAATAGAACTCGATCAGTTCTTCCGCAGTGTAGGTTTTGACAAGGCAAGTAAAGATGCCTTGTGCGCCCAATGCATCTGCCATAGCAAATGTGCCAACACCGTCCATGTTAGCAGCCATGATAGGAATGCCTCGATAGTGTGGATCCTCTGTACAGTTGTCGGGGAAGTCTGGCACATAGTTTCTAAATATAAAACTACGTTCCAAGTCAACTTCTGAACGACTCTTAAGTGTGCTGCGCTTTGGGCGGATCAGCACATCCTTATAGTCTAGTCGTACTTCGTTGTCGATGCGCATGTTTACCTCTTACTGACCTAGACGGTCTTTGGCCAGCTTCTTAAGCCAACGAGATCTGCCAGCAGCTTTTGCTTTCTTACGCTTCAAACTGGGCTTTTCAAAAAACTCACGTCCACGCAGTTCTTGCATGATTCCGTCTTCTTGAATTTTCTTTTTAAACTTGCGCAGGGCAAATCCTACATCATTATTGCGAACTTCTACTTTAAGTCCTCTAACAACCTGTTCTTGTCTTTTATCGTGTTTGGACACTGTGTTCTCCTATATTGACCAAAAAATCTAAATTATAAATGTGCTGCTTACTAATATGATTATACACGCTTTTTTCGGCATTTGTCAACCAGTAAGTTTTGCTTTTGCCTATCATATAAGCCAAAAGATCTCTAAAAAAGTGAGCAGTGTTGTCAACGTCAACAATCACTAAATCAACGCTTTTAAATATTCTCAACACCCATTCCATCTCAGATTCGTCATAGCGATCTCGGTCGTAGAGATAGATGTTAACATCACCTTCGAAGTGTGTGAGAAATTTATTTTGTAATTCGTTCTGTAAATCTTTGCTGGGGTACAACAACAGTATTTCAAAACTATCGTTATACAGCTGGTCGGGCGCTGTAACTATGTTAATTTTATTCAAAGCTTACCTATTTTTTAATCTATTGAATAGAGTACGTTCGTTTTGTTCGCCGTTCTGACGATAACCTTCTTCTATGTAGTTATCTTCTTGGGCGGGCTCTTCCCACGGTAAATGGTCTATAAGACCTTTGATATAAAGATTCTTGTAGTGTTTAAGCGTTGTGTCAGGGTTCGCGTCTTTCCATTGTGTTTTGTTAAGAACAAAAGCAGCGTCCTGTTCTTTGGTTTCATAAGCAATTCTGCGCTCACGCTCTTGGCTTGATTCTTCCTGTGATTCTAAATTTTGTTCTTTTTTTTCGACAAAACTTTCTGCTACTTCTAGAACAAGATCTGTAGATGAATCATCTGGTGTATGAATCGGCTCAGCATCTAGGTCTTCTTCTCCGGCCACAGCCATTCGCTCGGAAGTGTCTCGTCCTTCTTGTCCGCCTCCAACTTCGGTACTAGTGGTATCGGTGTTAGGCTCTTGCTCTGTTTTTCTGTCAACTTGATCTTCCTTGTGTGCTACGTCAGCATCTGCCCTTGCCTGATCATAGTCTTTTTTCTCCTGCCTCAGTTTACGATGATGCTCAAATGTAAATTGACTGGCTATTAGTAGGAGAACTGCCAGTGGGTCAAACACAAATATGATTATAACTATGACCCAACGAACTGCTTCTTCGAGAATATCTTTGTCAGCGTCAGTGCCATAGACAAACTCTGCAATATATTTTACTGGACCTACTTCTGCTTCTAGCTTGCGGTATTCTGCTTCTAGTTCAAACTTGCGATCCATCATCTGATCTGTTTCAGCTTGCGTAGTGAGTATGCGTTGATTCTGTTCTTCTAACAGGGTCTGTAGACTGTTGGTGTCATTGGCTTGCAGTTGTTGTCGCAGATTGTTTATAAGACTGTTTGAGGCTCTGACCTGTTGATCAGCGTCTGATCGTAGCCTACTTACTTCTTCTCGTGCTGCTAGAACAACTGCGTTCTGCTGTGCCTGTTGTATTCTAGTTAACCATTGTTCACGTTCTTGTGCTTTGGCATCTTGGTACTGTTGAAATGCTCTGGCAGTAGCAGGGCCATAGTCTCCGTCTACTGCTGTGCCTACCATTGCTTGAGCACGTTCAATTTCGTCGTTGTTGATAAAGTTGCGTAGTCGTTCTAGTTCTTGATCTATTTTGGCTAACTCTTGTTCAAACAGTGCAGTCTGTTGCGCAATGATTTGATTCTGCTCGTCGATAGCAGGTTGTATACGATCATATGCACTTTCAACACGCTGTTGTTCTAGATCAATCTGCAGTTGTAGTTGATTGGTAACACTGGATCCTGTGGTTTCTAGTTCTACTATACGCTGTTCGGCTCTTAGTATGGTGTTTTGATTGCGATCAATTTCTGCATCAATACGCTCAATCTGTGCAACGCCGTCAGCAGCGCCAGCAGTTTGTTCGATATGAGCTCTGCTGAGAAATCCGAAGATGCCCATGCTGGTGATGAACATCAGCACCACCACTGCTAGTACTAGATAAGATTTCAGCCACCATGCTGCTTCACGCCAGTAGCGATGCAACCATACTGCTGTGACCAATTTGCCTACTTCTAGCACACCGCCCATGATCATAATGGGAATAGCAGCCGCAGCGAAGATGGTCATAAGACCTGCTACACTGTAGTAAATTGCAACAGCACTAATTGAAAGTGCTGTGAGTAGTGTTAGTATACCTATAAACATTGTTAGTTATTTACGCCTGTGTGATGTAGTGATAATATAGGTGTTTATTCCCACCGATAAAAAATGTGTGCGCCGATTCTGCCTACCAGTTGAAGCTCACTGGCCCAATTAGGACTAACATACGTAGCGTGATAGTGTGTAGCACCTTCTGTAAGTCCGCGATATTTGTTGTCTTCGATTACGTTCCATGCCAGCATCTGTGATTGTACCCACATGTCTGTATCAGTAGGAACATCATCCTTGCCATCACAATACCAACTGAACTGGCACTTGTGAAGCACCATATTGCCTGCACTGTCTTGAACGCCTTGTTGTACTACTGCACAAACAGTATCAGGATAGCGTCGGTCATTGGTACGATTCATTACTACATTGGCTACACCTGCACGATCAGCTAGGTTACTGCCACGTGCTTCATGATAGATGTTCAATGATAGACAATAGTGCTGAGGATATTCTTCTTGAGTGAAAAGCTGAATGCTGGGTTCTCTAGCATTAGCACTGAGTGTTGATGTCAGCCCCAACAGGATTACTGCGATAAATTTTTTCATTCTTTTCCTTGTTTTGTATTTAAGTTAGATTTCTATGCTTAAACTGTGTGTTTTAGTTTCTACGCATTTCCGCAATGTCTTTTGCGTCTTGTTTTTTATCTGCGAACACAGGAACCATATTGCTTTTGTGCATCGTGGCAATTCCCAGCAATTGCCGCTCGCCACTGTAGGTCAGTGACTCTTTAGCTGTGCCGTGACCAGCTACATTATTACTCAGCTTTACTGACGACTTTGTTTTGTAATCTGGGATCTCATTAATGCCTACACGCTCTCCTTTGGCGTTGGTAGGCAGTGTTGTTTTACCTACACCCATTGACTTGAGCCAAGCTTCATGTTCTGCCTGTGCTTGAGAAAGACGCTTGTTTTTGCTGGCTTTTTGCTTGCGATTGTATTTGGTTGTGGTCAGATACGGTCCCACCATGGACATTGTCATAGAAAAACTCCTGCTGTTATTTTTATATAATAGCAGGAGTTTGATCACTTGTCAAGCTTATTTTTGATCCATAGGAACGCTGCATACACAGACAGCGCCCACGCAGTTGCGACTGCTATATCAACTGCGTGAGATCGCATGTTGTAGATAAATTCTATTCCTACTTTTGCTGTTTCCGGATCCATGTTGTTACCAGAACTTTAGTTTCTTAGCTGCTTTTTTAGCTGCATCTGCTGTGGCTTTGGCTGCATCTTCTGTTGCTTTGGCGGCTGCGTCTGCTGCTCGTTTTGTTTCTGCTGCGGCTGCGTCTGCTGCTCGTTTTACTTCTTCTGCTTTGCGCTTTGTTTCAGCTGCGGCTGCTTCAGTTGCTCGTTTTGCTGCTTCTGCTTGACGTCTTGCTTCTGCTTCGGCTGCGTCTGCCTGTCGTAGTGCTTCTGCTGCGGCTTTGGCTGTTGCTTCTGCTGCGTCTTTGGCTGCTTCTTGCGCTGGCCTTGTATCTACGCTGACACTCAGGTCAACATCAACCCCAGCTAATAGTGCAACTTCACCACTTATACCTACAGTAGCAACACCATCATCTATAGTTGCTCCGCCGCCAACTTCAGCACCTGCCTGAACACCGATACTTGCACCACCAGTTGCAGCGCCTCCATTGCCACTGCTGTCATAAGCACTGGTAGTATTGTCAACTCCTACACTTACCCCAGCGGTTGCACCAGCATGACCTGATGCGCCATCTTTACCGATTTGAGCACTTGCACCAGCACTTGCTCCTGCTTCTGCGTGAACTGCGGTTTCGTTCTTAACTGTCACATCACCAACTTGCTGACTTATGGCCACGCTTGCTTCTGCACTGGCACCAACTTCTGCGCCCACTTCAGCATAAGCGTTATCACCACTTACACCTGCTTGTGCTCCTGCACTTGCATGTGCTTCTGCACTGGCGCTTGCTTCAACAGTAGTATCACCGTAGGCTGCACTTGTGCCTGCTTCTGCACCAATGCTTGCTTCAGCACTTGCTGCGGCGGTTGTGTCGGTTACTTCTGTACCTGCACTTGCATGTGCTTCTGCGCTGGCATGTGCTTCTAAGTCAACGCCGCCTATAGTTGTTTCTGCGCTGGCGCTGGATGAACCGCCTATGCTTGCCTGTGGATTGTCAATGTCAGACCCTGCGGTGAAATCATTGCTAACGCTTGTAGTAGGACCGTTGTCCTCTTCTTCGTCTTTTTTCTCTACTTGATCTGACATGAATTCTCCTTTACTTGTGTTCTATCAGTTTTGCTGCTTCGTATTCATCTTTATTTACCACACCCTCTTCGAGCAAACGCTCGCGGTTCTTTTGATGCTGCGCTTCAGTTAATTCTTTTGCTCCACCGTAGTAGGGAACACAGTGTCCTTCTTCCATCATAATTTTGGTTATGAATCTGCCACCGTCGTCTATAAAGTCACCCAGCACACGGCCAAACTTACCCTTCATGTCAGTGCCATCTTTAGCAACCTGTGTGCGCAGTACGGAATACTCGCCCAGCAGTTCTTCTAGTCTCTTTTTTGCTGCTAGTCCAAACAGTTTTTCCACCGCATCTTTGGTTCTTGATTCTGGTGTGTCAATGCCCATGATACGAACACGTTCGTTGTGTATCCATATGCCAAAGCCTAGATCGATATCTACATCTACTGTGTCGCCATCTACAACTCGTAGTACTTTTACTCTATATTCATACATTTATTTTGCCCTCTTGAGTAGTGTAGGGCCCGCAGGCCCTACTGTATGTTATCTATTGTATTTGGGTGATCCCCAAAGGTCTTTAGCGTTTACTCGTATAAAACGCTTGTCGGGTTCGTTAGGATTAGGATTTGATATAGTAAGAACTACATTCTTACCTTTTGCCCAAGCAGCACGTTGATTAAACATACGTTCACCGCTGGCCAAATAGTCTTTACGCATTGCTTTTTTCACGCCATTGCTGACATTACTGTGTTTTCCTTGGCTTATAAAGCCTTTGCTGTTGCCGCCTTTTTTACCCATTGAGGTTCTCCTTTGTTAAAAATATGCCCTCACTTATTATAGTAGTATTTATTGATTTCAATAAAAAAGGGCCCGAAGGCCCTTGATTGTAGTATGGTTTACTGAGTTCAGTAAATTAGAAGCTGAAGCTTACACCAGCGCCTACGCTGTTTGTTTCAGCGTCAACGTTGTATGTGCCTTCTGCGTATACATTTAGACCATTGAAGTCATATGCTACACCAGCACCAACATTTTGAAATGCGTCCGCATCGTCACCGTTTACAAACGCTGTAACGATCTTATAGCCTGCACTTGCTTCATAAGCAACTACTTCAGTAGCAGTTGCGTAGGTCACAATGCCACCAACCGCAACGTCAGCAGTTACACTATAATCTGCTCGTACACCCACTGTGTAGTCTTCGCTGTCGACGTTGTAGTCTGCTACACCAGTAACAGCACCTGCACCAATGTCAAGTGTATAAGCAGCCTGTAGATTTTCAATGTCACCAATGTCAGTAGTGATGTCAGTGAATCCAACCAGCACTGCGGCTGCGCCAAATTCCACAATCAACGACTCGTGGTCGCTTGCAGGGTTTGCAATAGTATCGCCGCCTACGATTTCAAAATCATTACCGATAAAAATGTCACCCTGATCTCCAAAAGACACAGTAACAGCATCAGTTGCTATGCCAAGTTGCCATTCGTCAACAGTCAAATTGCCAGCATCAACTGATTCAAGATTGAATCCGCTAAAAGCAAGGCCCGCGCCAGTATCAGCAGTTACACCAAAACCCAGTGTGGTTTCAGCTACATAGTTGCCAGCTGTGTTTTCAGTAATTTCAACGCCAACTGAACCACCAAGTTCTGCTGCGGTGGTTGTGCCTGCTACGAATAGTGTGGCTACAGTTGCCATAAATAGATTGCGCATGTTTTATTTCCTTTTTACATGTGTTAAACAGTAAAGGGCAAGTTCGATGCTTGCCCTTTCACTATTATAGTTATAACAGTTATCTGCGTTTAGTCAATCGTTTTGATTGTTTACTGGGCTTTTCAGCAACAATGTCGGTTAAAGTGTTGCGTTCCAGCAACGGTAACACTGCTGCTTCTGATTGACTGCGGTTCCATTTGAACTGCTTTTCTGCTTCTTTAAGCATGTCCTCTACGGCATCGTGTCTTGCTATAATGCCGTAGAGCATTCGATCTATTTCAATCCAATTCACTTTTTGGATTCTTTTTCCGCCTTGGTTAATTTGTTGTTCCAAGTGCTGTTGCTGATACCCAGTTCGCTGGGCATGGGCTTGGTTTTTCCTACAGTAACTTCGCCGCCTTTTTTGAGAAACTGCTGAATCAATTCTTCATCTGTGTTCTTTTTTGGTTGATGATTCATTGCCATAGTTTATAGGCCGCCTAGTAACTCTTCTAGTTTCTTTTTACTCTGTCCACGAACCTTTGCAGCTATAATGTTCATCAATACGTCAATTGCGTCTTTAAGTGAATCAGTCATTATATATTCCTTTTCATTCCTTTGATTAAGGTATCTGCCATGCTGTGGTTAACATCTGCGTGGCCTTGCTCGTCTGCTCTCACTGCTATTACAACATCACGCAATGTTGCGTCATCTGCTAGATTATAATAGTCACGAGCAATGTTGGGTGCAGCGATATTCTCTACTCTGCCAGCGTCAATTTCTTCCAGATAGTGAGTATAACTTACCACTGCTTGATCTTCAAAGTAGCCTACCATTCTGTGTGCTGTGGTTGGGAAGAATACGTAAAGAATAAAATAAAAGTGCCAAAACACAAACTGTGCAAATAGAATCAACAGTCTTTCAAAGCGACTTGGCTTTGCGATCTCAACAAAGATCATAAGATGCATACGCTCGTTTTCTGCTTCTTCTAGCAGCGTTTTGATCCAGCCACGTTCGTCTGGTGCTATGTTGCGCAGGCTGCGTAGGTGCTGCCACATACCTGCTACCATGCCTGGAACACCTGCCACAGTCTCTAGAACAACTGCACGATGTCCATAGCGTTTGGCGAAGAATGTGTCCGCGAACCAACGAAAAGTCATTGTTAAAAAATAAGCAACTCTATCACTGAAGTCTTTGGGCTGTCTCATACATGTTCACCGTTGTTTGCGCGGCCGTTGTACTTTGCGCCTGCTGTTACTAATTTGTTTACGGAAGTTGGGTTGCGATTTGCTTCACGGAATGTGATAGCAGTGATTGCAACTCCGCTGATCAGCAGTATGTGAAACACTGCACTGATGCCAAACGCAACAAAGCTGCCCAGCATAGCAGCAAAGAGGCCGCTCCATACAAATGCTAGACTTTGAAATACCATATGGGCCGCCATAGGGTCTAGATTCTTTAGTAGTGAGTTTTCGATAGTCATTACGCTATCCCACATCTCTCTAGGCATAGCAATTACAGTCTTCACTGTGGTAACTATGCCTACTGGCTTTGCTTTTCTGTTCATTGTGTGTTCCTCTGTATGTTGTATGTATAATATATAGCATACAAATAGACCAAAGTCTACTTATATAGGTGCGTTAAAGTGTAGCAGATACTTACAGTTTCAGAGTGGTGCGTTTTGTATCCCACTATTTGTAACCCAATGTCCTAATCCTAGTTTAACGGGCACATTCTCTTACCCAGCTGATAAAACTATGTTAAACCTTTTTGCCGTCTGTAAGTGTAAGTTGATTCTGTTACTAGGTTCAACTTACAAAACCCTCACATACCCTTAGGCTGCTATTGCCATCTCTGGCGCTCTATTTGCGTTTGCATTTAGAATGTTTGACTGAATAACGTAGGTCAACACGAATACCTAAAAATAAGTTTTTAACGCCCGTCGATCCCTTTCGCCCCCGGAGTAAAACACACATTTATATATGTGCTTTATGGTGGAGGCGTTGGCCTTCGAAAGCCAAGTCCGGTACATCAATCACCTATTCGTGATTAAACTATAAGACAGTATTATTTCCTATAGTATTCCATTCTACGACCTTTATACCAACCGTTTGGTATCTCGCCGCTCGTGTATTTATTTTCTTTTGTTGTTGGATTATAGATCCAAAAATTTCCATAAACTCCAGACTTTCTCTTTAGCCTATCTCTTGCTTCTGTAATCCTTATCCATCCTTCTTGTATATTATATACGGAAAAAACTCGTTTGTCAAGATTGAATCTCGAAGTATCTGTAAGATTTTCTGGAACACACCAGCATTTGTCTTTCATACTATTATTTTCTTTTTGATATTTAGAAACTTTTTTGTATGATTCCTTATAGACATCAGGGTTGTCTCTAATCTTCCTTTCTTTAGATTCGTTAGCTTTTTTACTAAGATTTACAACTTCAGGGTCGCCCTTCTTAAATGAAGTTGATCGAAGTCCACCTCCTTTTTTAGCACCTTTTAATCTTGCTGCTTGGGCAGCAGGCGCCTTATTCCAAGTACTCCATCCTCCGTCGCCTTCTTCTATTTTAAGATTAGCCCATTCGTTAGATTCGACAATATTAAAACGGTTGCTGTATTCTATGCCCTTTTCTTTAATAACATCTTTACTGTCTGTTATTATTAATATTTCTGTAGAGATATCAGCACCGTGTTTTTTAAGATGATTTGTCCATCGTGTACCACTGCCTTTATAAGTATATGGGTCAGCAGATGTCTGACCTAGGTATTTTAATCCTGTTTGATTGTGTGTTTTTACATATAAATAATATGTCATTGCTGGAAATCTCCTTTAGTATTTTTAGAGTAGTTGGGACTGCCATCCGCGAACTACATTATTATTTATCTAAAAGAGTTATTTTTGCCCGGTACCGCCCCCAGGTCCAGAATGTGTCCACGTTGTTTCAACGTTTACAAGTTTATTTATACACTCTTTTTATGATTTGTCAACTATTTCGATCTGCTCTGGTTTGTCCTCAGCCTAGATACCACGGATCTAAATTCAACTGTCGAGCAACTTCTGCCGCTTGTTCTACACTGTTACAGCTGGTGACCATATCACCTTTGCGGCCTCCTATGCGGATTCGCCACAGTGTCTTGCCCAGTGTGGTAACTTCTTCATATACTCGAAAGTCTGTTCGTGTTTTGGTAACCATTGTATTTTCCTACTCTATGGTTGGTTGATATTATTCAAATCGTTCTACTACGCTGATAGAATGTTTACAACGACCGTGAAATTGAAATCCAGTACAGTCGCAGGTAAAACCTTGTTCAGTAAGGGCAACTGTGTAGAAACTGTCCTTTTTGCTGCCAGCAACACTCCATTCAGTGCCTAGCAACAGATTGCCTTTGAAGTTCCAGTCTGTGGGTTTCAAGTAGCGTTTGGAGTATTTCTTAGACACAGTTGCCCTCGCTTGCTTCGTTCACATCGTGCTATCAATATAACAGATGTTTAGAATTTGTCAAGCAATTATTTGTGTTTTTTGTTCCATGCTGCTTCAAAGCCTTCTAAATGAATCTGCGCTTCGTGGTTTCCCCAGACACGATTGAAGTAACTGTTTTCCATTTTGCGTATTTCTTGTTCTGGCCAGCTGTCAGGTACAAGATGTCCCTTTACCATCCAGAACAGTTGATTGGCCCATTTGCGCTCGTTTTGTGTCATACAGTATTTACAACACAACTGTTTTATTGCGCTAACATTACATTTCGTTCTTGCGTTCTTGGATTTCTTTGCGGCGATCTTTTGTAAGTTTGTGTAGATCTCCCAGTGCCTTGCGGGCTCTGGAAGCTGCGGCCTTGACACCCTTTTCTTCAAAAGACTGTGCTTCTTTTAGATAGTTGTTGAAAGCGAAAATGATCTCATCGTGTGTGTTTGTTGTCATGCTGGTTCTCCTGTGATGTGTTCGTAGATTTCTTTCCAGTTCAAGCACTTGACCATGCCGTCCAGTACAGGTTCATTCATGTTAAATCCATGCTCAACCAGTATAGGCTTCAAGCCAAACTTCAAACCAGCAACTGCGTTTTCATACTTGTCTTCGATCCAATAGCGTCCTGTGCCTTGATACAGTTCCAATGCTTCATCCTTGTCAGCACCAGTGTCCAAACACATCAGGTGAGTAAATGCTGTGGGTCCGAACAGTTTCTCTAAATTCATTTTACGCAGTTTGTAAGCACTGTCATCAAGGCTAAGACTGGTAATACAATGAAACACATAACCATGTTCTTCATGCAGTCGCTTTACATAATACATAGCATCACGCAGTGCAGGTAGAAAGCCAATCGCAGCACTCTCGTTGAAGATTTTTACTTTGGTCTTTGCTTCTGACTTGGAGATATCAAACCGTTCTGATAGATCATAGTAGTGATTACCGTTTAGAATTTGATTGTAACCGTGCTGTTCCATCCATGTGCAGAACGCATACTCCCAGTTGAAAAGTACGCCATCCGCGTCTGTCAAGATTACTTTGTCGTTTGTCATATTGAGCCTTTCTAATGCCTTATTGTGTTACTATAATAACATAGACATTAGAGTTTGTCAACCTCTACCTACCTGCTGAAGTGCAGTCACTGCCCATGGAAACTGTGGCAGGCTGGTTCTACTGCCGTTTGGTCCCCATGCTCTAGCACCTTCAACATCTATATGAGTAAAGGTGTTGTACAGTCCTATACCGCCTATACCCTGTCGCACAGCCTCTTGTATGAACTGCGATCGCTGTGCTTGTGTAAAACTGCTTTGTACAATATCTAAAGCGTTGCCTCTTATGTGAGCACTGCTTTTAACGCCGCCTACTCTTTGGTTGTATTCCGGGCTACGATAGGCGCTGGTCACAGTGAGTTGAATGTTCATAGCCTGCGCAACTGCTATTGCTTTTTCTGCAAGTTGTGAATTGACTCTACTGTCTGTATGGGGAAGGAATACTAGCCATTCGCCGCCTTCTGCAGGCGGCCCTGCGCCTGGACCTTCTTGTGGTTCTCCGCCAGCCGCTGCTTGACCTGAGGGCAATGCGCCTGACTCACCTGTGACAGGACTTATTCCGCCTATACCGCCATCACCATATTCAAATGGGTCATTTCTCGTAGACGAGCCGCCCGCGGCTGCTTCATCTGCTGCGCCTTGAATTACCGCAGCGGCTTGTTCGTCGCTGACAAAAGGCATAGGAGCACCTACAAAGATATTACCTGCTATGCTTTGAACATTGGCAACATCTCCGGCCCAGACAGTGGATTGGTTTTGAACAATTGTTTTGGCACCGCATATTCTTAAATCGTTGTTTCTATGAACTGGATTTCCATAAACAAATACAGATGCTGAACCTTCTGCTGAAGCAGGATTACAATGCGGGGCTGCTGGACACAGTGCATCAGGAAAAGCAGGATCGCTGTATTCGATTACATTATTACCTTCAATGTATACTGTACGAGGGTTTTGTGGAATTAAGGCGCCGCCAGCATGTGTGTTAGGATCGTTTTTAACTGCCCATAACTCTTCAGACATTTAATCTACCGAGGGTTCCGCAGGACCTGCAGACGGAACACTAAAAGTAACAGCAATAGTATCAAAGGAACTTACCTCAAAGTCATCTTGGCTACCTCCAGTCACGTTACTAATTGAGGAGACAGTTCCAGGAGGTGTTGTAGGAACAGTTCTGATTGCAGGAGTAAGTTCTCGTTGAATTGCTTCTTTGGTTAAATTGGTGCGTGTTCCGTTGGGTGCTACTTCAATTTTTTCTGTACCAAATTGTATTGTTACAACACGGGGCGTCCCGTCGGCGGCGGGGCGGATTTCTGCTGTTTTTAAATTTATCTCATCTTGCAGTCCTTGTTTAGAATAGTTTGTACCCATTCTATGCGAAGACACAATTTCTCCTGTCTCAGTGTCTCTAACAGTAAGTACTAGACTATACATATCATTACCAGTTGCTGGATGCGATTTTGTAGACCGCGATGATGTTAGAAACTCAAGCGCCATTAATAAAATCCTAAATATGTAGTAGGCAAAACGTTAACAAAAAGTTTAAAAGACCTTTCGTTTACTCTAAATGCTTTTGGCATTGACGCTCCTTAGACTAATATTCCTGTTGTGCTGCTAACATACTGTTTTGCCATTTCTGAATCAGTCTTGGCAACAAAAAGTGTAGCACTTTTATTTATACTGATTTTAGCGTCAGGATTTACAGTGAACGCTAGGGGTCCTAGACCAATGCCTTGAGCTGTGGCCATAATAGCCATTGGCTTTTGAACTGTGATGGATGCTGTAGATTCTTCTACCATTCGTGCTACAATTTCTTCGCCTGCTGTGGTTTTGATAGTGACTGTGTCGCCTGCTCTGTATGGTGTTTCGATAATCATAATGTGTGTCCTGTTCCTGTATAACCTGTTTCTTCGATATATTTTGCTAGTTCTGTATAGCCGCCCACTTTGAACCCGTTTACTACAATCTGAGGTACTGTCTTGGCTAGGGGAAATGTTTCTAAAAGCTGTTCACGTGTGTAGTCCACGTCCAGTGTTTTGTATTCGTAGACATAGCCCCGTGAGTCACATAGTTCTTTGGCTGCTTTACAATAGCCGCAGCCTGGCTTTCCGTATATTAGTATCATAGACTGAATCTTTTTTGAATTATTTCTAATTTCCAGCCCGTTGTTTTTCCTTTTTTAGGAATAGGCCAGTTTTTTTGTATTTGCATTTTTAGTGTACTCCAACTTAGATTGTTTTTCTTACAAAATTCTACTGCTTCGCCGCCGCATAAAATATGTTCAACGCTTTGAGGTGATGTTAATTTATATGTGTAACTGTTTTTGTTACCTTTGCCAACTCGTAATTTTGCCTTGGCTCCTATTAAGTCCTTTGTACTTTGCTTCTGTGTTTTGCCGTACATAGGGTTTCCAGAACCAGTATTTAATTTACTAAACTTCTTGCGTGTTTCGTCGCTGTGACGTTTAGGCCCATAGCCTCCACGTTCTTTCTGCAGGCGCGATCGCAATTCTCGTTGTTGCTGTGCTTTTTCAATACCATAAATTTCTTCGTATGTTTTGCCTCTGTGATTAGGAGGACGTGCATCTATACAGATATTAGATAATATTCCGTCTTTTTCATATCCCTTTCTGTCATAACGCTTAATCAACTCTGATTCTATATTATACGCTAAATCTTCATCAATGATATTTTCAGCAATATACTCAATTAATGGTTCATTACCAGATGCACGTATGCTAGCAATCTTATTTTCTTTATAAACATTCCTAGTTTCAGGAACGTCCCATAAGTGTGTTTTGGCTCGTCTACCTTTGCCTTTTCCGATATAAAAGGGTTGACTGTTTCTTGGGTCTACTAATTGATATACATAATACACGCTATTTTTCTCCTGCTGTATATATTTAGCAAGAGACTGAGAATAACAGTTAGGTATTGAATAATCCTCGGTTTGATTAGAACTAGCAGCAAAGATAATGTGTTCTCTGTGATCTTTATATGGGGTTATGTCTACTAGTTTGTCGTCTTTCCATATACTGTGCCGTATGGCTTGTATAACGCCAAACCCTTTTAAAAAATAATAGCCAATTACTTTCTTTCCGCCATAGATAGTGGTATGTGTTTTAACATTATTATGACAGTTGTTGTAATCGTATGCCGAGTGTGCGTTAACAACTACAGCGCCAATCCAGTTGCAATCAAGAGACTTTGCCATAGAACGCATGTCATCTTCAACTGCAACTGGATTGTTCCACATTAGAGGCTGAATCCTTTGAATGTGTCACTGCTAACGTCCTGTTTAGTGCCGCCAGAAACGTAAGAACTTATCTGTGTTTGCTGAGGTGCCACTTGTACTTCGCTTCCGCTAATCCATTTCTGTGTCCAAGGCAGCGGATTGTTCTTGATAGTGTAGGGGCTTTTAAGATTTACATTGGTCATGCGTCGTGTACAGATCCATTCAATGTATTCACTCAACAGTTGTGTGTTTAGGCCGATCATGCTTCCGTCTTTGAACAAATATTCTGCCCAAGCTTTTTCTTGATCTACTGCGTCGATAAACATTTGAACGCAGGCTGCTTCTGTTTCAGATGCAATCTTTTCAAAGTCTGGATCATCCTTCTTCAGTATCTTGAGCAGCATCTGAGTTGAAGCTAGGTGCAGGTTCTCATCACGAGCAATCAACTTGATGATCTTAGCATTGCCTTCCATCTTCTTAAGTTCAGCAAACGCCCAACTACATGCAAAGCTTACATAGAAGCGAACACCTTCGAGAATGTTCACACTCATCAATGCTAGCCACAACAGTTTCTTTAATTCATAAAGATCAACCACCACAGTGTTACCGTTCACAGTGTGTACGCCTTCACCTAGTAGATTGTAGTAACTGGCCAGTTCAATTAGGTCGTCGTAGTACTTTGAAATGTCTCCTGCACAGTCTACAATTTCTGTAATGTTCATCATCTCGTCAAAGATCTTGCTGGGGTTGGAATAGATGTTGCGGATGATGTGTGTATAGCTTCTGCTGTGGATGGTCTCAGAGAACGTCCAAGTGATGATCCAGTTCTCTAGTTCAGGTAGGCTTACAATAGTACCAAAGCTTTCTGCTGGTGCTCGACCCTGTACTGAGTCCAACAGTATTTGACGCTTGAGGTTTGAAGTAAAGATATGTCGCTCATGGTCTGTGAGAGCCTTAAAGTCTTTGGCATCTTGATAGATGTCTATTTCCTCAGGACGCCAAAAGAATCCCAACTGCTTGTCTGTTAGTTGATCAAACTGTTTGTACTTCAGTGTATCATAACGCTGAATTGTTGGGCCACCACTTGGATCAAGGAACGCCTTTACTGTAGTATGGTCTACTGTGTTGGTGGTGTCAAATACACTGCTCATTATAATAATCCTTTGATTTTAATTGTTAATTTTAACACACTGCTCACAGTGTGTCAACATTTATATAGTGCAACTTTCACATTCGCCGCCTGCATCCGCTGGGACAGCGGGCAATTCCTGTACGCTGTTATCAGATATCATTTTGTCTGTGTCCAACTCGCCTTGGCCATCGTTTGTTTGGAAATAATAAAGCTGTTTTCCGCCTAGCTTGTAGAACAACAGTAGGTGCTGTAGCATAGTGCTGAGAGGTATTTTCTCATCTTCGTAGTACTGTGGATTGTAACTGGTGTTTACACTGATGCCTTGATCAATGTATTTCTGCAACACTGCCACGATCTTTAAATAGCCTTCTGGGCTACGCTGATCCCACAGTAGATCATATTTGTTCTTGAGCTTTTTAAACTCTGGCACTACCTGCTTGAGTACGCCATGCTTGCTCTGCTTGATTGAGATTAGACTGCGCGGTGGTTCAATACCGTTGGTAGCATTTGCAATTTGCGCACTAGTGTTATGACTAATGCATCCATTTGACAAGGTATAAGTTTCGTTGTCAGTTGAAACATCCCAAGTGTGTTCTGTTCCTGCGTCTCTTGTAATACGTTTAATTTTCATTTTAATAATTCCTCTTTTGTAATTGAACATTTTCCTTGTTTTGACACGTTATCTTCCCAGGGAATAAATTCTAAATTTTGCAAGCTTCCTAATAGCGCAGGATCAATTCCTTCAATAAATCCTCGAGATATTGAGAATTTATGATCTAGATGATAGGCGTTGTTGATACCTGCTCGGCCTCTTTTTTCATAATTCACTAATAAATTTAGGTCATGTTGATTAGTATATTCCCAGTCATACGGGTTTGCTTTCATATTATCTCCTGTTAGCGTTAATGCTTATAATTAACGCTAACAATATCGTCATCTTCTAATAAATCTTTAACTTCGATCCATTCTTTTATGTTATTTCGTAATACAAGAAGTTTGTGATTATTAGTAAATTTATATACCGATCCGTCTTCTAATTCAATTTCTGTAACAGATTGAGGGCCATTATAATAACATTCATATGCTATACTATCTGACAATTCAACTGGTTTAAGGAATGGAAATCTCTGACCTATCATGAATTTTTCGTGAACAGTGTTAATATCAATTTTTCCGTAATCTTGAATAACTTCGGCGAGCGTTACAACTGTTCCATCTTTTAGCCTCATTTCATTTGCCAAGCTTTGACATTCACTAGGCATCAGTGCCATCAGTGTTGAGTTGCGGATGCCAGTTGTCTTAAGCTGTTCACGCAGACCTTGCCAATCCATGCGTTCTTGATGTGGTACTAGTTCGTCCAGTGCTGACGCATAGGTTTGATTAGGTGTGATGCCTAGGCCGTACTTGGTTTCAGGTGTTCCAGGGCAAGCACCAAATTCTACTGCAAGATCAGCACTGGCTTTGATCAAATAGTAACTCCAAGCTTCTGCCCATTCGTCAATCAGTGCTAGCCCTTGTGCGTCAATGTTTTGATAGCTGAGACTGTTCTTGGCCATCCAGTAAGCAAAATTGATAATGCCAATGCCCAAAGGTCTACGCTTTTCTGTACTAAGTTGGGCAGCTAGGATAGGATAGTTTTGATAGCTCAACAGTGCATCTAGTCCACGTACTGCTAAACGACATACACGCTCAAAGTCTGCTGGTGTACGAATGTTGCCCCAATTTATTGCTGACAAGGTACAAAGGCTGATAGCGGCGCCGTCGTAATCTTCTACCATTTCGTCTACATAGTAATATTCTTCGTCTTCGTGTATATCAATCTTGTCCTCAACAATTTCATATAGCCAATCATCTTTCATTTTTTATATCCTTTTAATTTTCTAAGTTTGAACATTGACAGTCCTGTTGCGTTTGATGCTTCTGTCATTGAACCGTATTCCACATTATCGACTACAATAGACTTTGAGAACGAATTATCGGAACCGTACATTGCTTTGCCGGGCTTGCCCTTGCTTTTCCATTCTTTACAATCATATTCTACATTTCGATTATTCGTTATTTTTTTGCACTTATAGCCTTTGTAATGCTGTTTATTTCCTCTTGCAACAGCACTCATTGCTGAAGGATTTAGATTATTTTCTTTACAATACTCTAGCATATTTTCTCGAACTATTGTTGTACCGTCAGGAGTTGTGATTTCCCACGTGTCAATTTTTAATTTATGTCTGTTATGATCGCCCCATAACTGCTTTCCTTTGTGAGGACTAGGTTTTCCTTTTTTTGCTTTAGATATCCTATCATAATATATTTTAGCTAGCTCTGGATTATCGTGATGGCTCCAGCCTTTTCCAGAATAGTTATGCAGATTATAATACTCGCTACTATTTGCAGCATCAACATTGCATAAAATTTCTTGTTCTTTTGAAACTGCTTCCTCTCCAGTCATATTAGAATGTAAAATTTTTCTAGTATAATTATGAGGATTTTTATCATAAATCTCGTTAAAATAATTACTAGATGAAATATAGCCGTCACACATTGTTCCGTAATGCGACCCGATATATTTCATCTTGTCTATTTTTGATTCCCACATATAAATAAAACCTTGCTTTTCCATAATATTATACCTTTCTGTATAATATTATTTATCCTTATGTACTTTTTTGCCGTTAAGTTTTTCTTTATCAAGTCTAAGGATATTGCTAACTGATTTTTTATATTCTAAGTATTCCTGATACTTTTCTTTTGGTACACGAACTTTTCTCCTATGGGCTCCGTCGTTTAGATCGTTCAACGGCTTGGTAGGCAGGTCAATTTCTGCGCAAAGATTTGATTGTCTAATAGGAGCAATTGACGGAATAAAGCTGCCGTGACTGTTGGCATTGTCTACATTCTGTAGATAGATACGACCTGTGTTCTTGCGCTCTTCCATAAAGCTGCTGAACAAGTCAATAGCTTTAATAGTCTTTTTGCGCAGTTTGGTGTTGCGTTCAGCAGTTTCATACAGTTCACGGAACAGATCTTGATCCGCAAAGAAAGCATCATACAGCCCAGGAACATCTGCAGGGGAAAACAGTGTGATGTCAGCGCCCTGTATCAGTCTTTCATAAAACAGTTTGTTAAACTGTACGCCATAATCCATATGACGCACTCGATTTTCTTCTGTGCCTTTGTTGTTCTTCAGCACCAACATATCTTCTATCTCATAGTGCCATATAGGGTAGTAGATAGTGGCTGCACCGCCTCTTACTCCGCCTTGACTACAGCTTTTAACAGCTGATTGAAAGTGCTTGTAGAAAGGAATAATACCTGTATGGTAAGCATCACCTTTGCGTATAGGTGATCCGATAGCACGGATGTTGCCGCCGCCTATGCCAATGCCTGCTTTCTGACTAACATATTTGACAATACTAGCGGCTGTGGCATTGATGCTGTCTAGGCTATCACCTGTTTCAATTAAAACACAACTTGAGAACTGACGCTGTGGTGTACGAACACCTGCCATAACCGGTGTAGGCAAGCTGATGTCATGCTGGCTGACAGCATCGTAGTAGTCCTTGACCCAGGTTAGCCTTGACTCTTTGGGATAGTTGTGAAACAGTGTGGCAGCGATCAGTATATAGCATACCTGCGGAGTTTCAAAGATTTCACCACTGACCCTGTTCTGTACTAGATACTTGCCGCGCAGTTGCTCCATGGCCACATAGGTTAAACTTTCATCACGCTCATGTTTTACAAAACTGTTGATGCGATCCCACTCTTCGTCTGTGTAGTATGAGATCAATTCTGGATCATAAAATCCTAGATCAGTATTGCGTTTAACTAGGTCTTTGACAGCACAAGGTTCAAACTGTCCGTATACTTCTTTGCGCAGGGCATAGTTGATCATTCTCCCGCCTACATATTGATAGTTGGGATTTTCTTCTGAGATAAGATCCGCCGCAGCTTTGATCAGTGTTTCTTGAATCTCTTTGGTAGTAATACCGTTGTAAAACTGTATCTGACTCTTGATTTCCACTTCGCTTGGGCTAACTCCAGTTATGTCATCACAGGCATAAAAAACAACCTTGTGTAATTTTTCAATATCTAGAGGCTCTTTGCGCCCTGCTCGCTTGGTGACTTGAATCATTTTTATTTCCTTGTTCTGTTGTGTGATCTGATATTTATTGGAGTGATGGCATGAGGTACTGGTATTCAGAAACGGTGGTGGTGGGAACTTGGCTTCTGTGAACATGCGTATCTCCGGCTGGGCTGACAACCCTATCATCAATGAACAGTAAGTATTCTACAGATGATCTTTGTTTGTCGTGTGTAATATGTATCTCGAATCTGGCAGGAGTAAAACGGTCAGTTAATTGTAAGGTGTAGCAGATCGCAAGGATCTTCACGAACACACAATAATTATTTTCCTTGATTATTTCCCACGGTGCAGGCCAGGTACTTTGAGTGTAAGGGTCAGCAGCAATGCTGACCTCTGGGGCACGATTGAATAGGTCAATTGTGTCCTGTATAGGGTCTTCAGCCGTCTCTAGTGCAGATCTGAAAGATCTCCAGAGTGCTAGACGTTGCTCATATGTTTTATCGAACATTATTATGTTTTATATTTCACTGTGTAAACTAATTCAGCTTGGTCGCTGCTCGTAAAGTTTAACACCATGATGGACACTGTGTCAACCACTGTGTCGCCATTTTCGTCAGTTATCTGTGCGAAAAATCTTAGATTTTCTTGGAACAACACATCGCCAGTGTAGTCATATTCATCTGTAATATTGTATGTGTTGTTGTTAGGATTGACTACTAGATTTAGTGTACCGTTTCTCGCAGCGTCTACTTGACTACTGCGATAGAAGTAATCAATCACATAGCCTTTGGCTGAGCCAAGTGCTGGAAGCTTGAACAGTCTAGTAGCTTCAGAATATTGTCCCAGTGATATTCTGTGTGAACGGTTTATCTGTGTTATCTGTGAACCTTGTACTTCTGTGGTATAAGGAACGTTGATAATAAAATTAGCATCATAGCCCAACAGTTCTGCTCGTTGGAAATAATCGTTTGTGCTTACGCCGCCAGGGCCATTGAATTGAATAATAGGATATCTGTTGTTGCTGGGACTGCCGCCATCGTTGCCAACATTGTAATACTTGTTGCTGTCACTGACATTGTCAACACCAATGTAAACAAAGATAGCATGACTCGCAACATCATCAAAAGTGCTGTTTGATATTTTGTTTTGATAAGGACCCGAAAGCTGACCGCTGACGCCTAATACTGTGGTTTCGCCAAACACTATGCCTGCCCACAGTGTTTTGAATTCACAGTTGTTCCACGTGTTGTTGTTGATGTCTTGATTGCTGATCACAGCATAAGCATAACCAGATACTGATACATTTTCAAATGTGTTGTTTTGTGAAGTAACTGCTGTGCTTAGTCCTGCAAGCAGTACAGCAACATTGGACCTAGCAACTGTGTTGCCAATTTGCCATGTGCCCACGATCTTTATATTTGTAAAAGAACTGTCTTTACAGCTCTGTAATTCAAACGCTGGTGAGCTTTGTGTTTGTATTGTAAGATCTGATATTGAAATTTGTCTAGCTTGATTTAGTGTAGTGCTGACTGCATCGCTAGCATAGCTGCCTACTGTGCTGGTTTCATTCACAGTTCTAAAAGCCACATGATTGCCAGTTATAATAACAGTTCTGTCTATGCCAGCGCCGCGAATAGTTACAAACGGCGGAAGGAATACAGTGCTGCTAATTCTATATTCGCCTGGCTCAAATATCAATTCCACTCTGCTCAGTGCTTGACCTTTGTTGGCTGCGTTGAGGTACAGTTGATCAACAGCACGTTGAATAGCCACTGTCTGATCAAGTCCATCGCCTAGAGCACCAAATGCTCTTATGCTCACACGATCATCTAGTCTTTCCTGTAGTGTTCTCAGCACAGGTGTGTTTATTGTAGTACCAGTTTGAATATTGCCTGCGCCGCTCTTGTATGCGTAGGTATCAGCAAATTGAAACAGATCGTCGTTTTCGCTTAACAGTTTGGTATTGCCTACTAGGGGAGCACCTTCTGACACTGCACCGTTACCGATGAACAGTTCCTGTGTGTCAATTGCCCATCCCAGTTCACCTGAAGCCAGTTGTGGTAGACCCGAGCCTGCTTGTTTTCTACCTCTACGAATCTGTATTCTTGAAATTGATACGACAGCCACGTGTCTCTCCTACGTTATTTTTAGTATTTATCTATTTTTGTGTCCTATCACATCTGCCAATAATTTAACTTTCGTTTGAAAATCTTCGAGATGTAAATCGAATTTCATTCGATTTACCCACCAGCATGTTTTGGTAAATTTGAAATGTCAACCATTGCTCTAGCAGCATTTATTTTAGAAGGGCGGCCGCCGGATCCAAAATATTTCATCCACTCTTCAATTTTATGAAAATCGTCTATACTAACTGATTCTACAAACTCTCTATCTTCGTGTGGATAGTGTCTTACATCCTTTTTAGCATTTCGGCGAAATGAATTATACTCTGGAGTCTTAACAGGCATTATGCACAATTCTTATAATAATCGTATACTCTGTCCCATGCTTTTTTTGACCAGTATTCCCACTCGTCGGGCCATACATCAAATTGTTGATAGGTTAGATCACGACTACACATAAAGATGTGTCCTTCACGGATATCTGTACCGTGTACTTCATTATGTGCAATACCATAAAGAACAATTTGTAATCGATAGTCTTCAACCCATTCAGGCTTCTTGGGTTTATTAGACTGCTTAAAATCCATAATACTGGCATTGCCTTTGTATTGGCCAACTAGGTCAGTGGTGCCTGCGTAGATGCCTGGAACATACAGTGGAACTTCACTGCCCCATATCTCATCAACGTGAACCATAGCTTCGTCACGTACAACACAGGCCATTTTGTATGCCTGCTGTGCATAGGGATTGCTGCCTGCTGATTCTGTCCACACACCATTGTCTACATAATCTTCAAGATACTTGTGCATTCTAGTGCCAACACCAGCAGCTTCAGTGGTAATCTCTTGTGCTTTGGCATGGCCTACTCTGTTGCGCCACTGTATCAAATGTGTTTGATCTTTGGTAGCACTGAGAATAGTAGTAACACTGGCTACGGGCGCTCCACCAGGTGCAGCGTATCTTCTTTTGCCGTCAACTTCAACTCGTTTTAATTTCTCGTATGTATACTTGGGTTTAATTAATGTCATAGCACCATACTAACACACTATCATACTATTGTCAAGTTAAAGTTTGTCGCCGACATCAGTAGCACTCTTTGCCATACTGCCCACAGTGTCACTGGGGCGACCAGAGTTGCCAGGCAGGCCCTCTACGTCATCTACTTCACTGGTCTTGAATTCGATCTTGTCTTGATCAAAGTTGGTGACCAGTGCCTGTAGGCGTGGATCTGCGTCATAGGCTGCTTTGAACACTTCGTATGTGAACTGTCCGCGGCCTTGATTCTGTAGGAAATTATCGAGTTTTTTCACAGATAAAGCGGCCACTCCGGCCGCTTTTTGTTGTCTCAGTATACCGTAGATAAAGTCTGAATCTATACCTTCAGTTACTTTTTTTTTGAGTACTGAACGCTTTCACGCTTTTCACGACCCATTGGTGCTTCACCACCTGCGGCTGCGTCTGCTGCGCCAAACTCGTCGTCGCCGCCTAGATCCACTTCCATTTCATCGCCACCTTCCATGTCAGTGGTTGGTTCCATGTCCATGTCTGCGTCGTCTGCGCCCATGGTGTCCATAGGCTCTGCTTCACCTGTGAGCATACCAACACCCTGTGTAAGTGTTTGACGTGTGGTTTCCATTACACCATACATTGCTTCAAGTGCAGGCTTGATTGATGCTGTGAACGCTTCTGACTTTTCTGAACCCATCTCATCACGGATAGCATCTGCCAGTTCCAGCATTGACTCTGTCTGCATCTCCGCAGTGTCTTCCATCCAACCAGTAACACGATCAACCATGTCCTTAGCTGCCATAACCAGTTCAGCTGAATCTTCTGCGCCTTCGTTTACTCTGCGCACTGCTTCGTCAATAGCATCTACGATGCTGTCGTCACGCTCTGATATTGCAGCGTTCAACACATCTAGGAACATCTTGTTCTTAGCATAATCTTTGTTTTGAACTGCATCAAAGCTTTCAGTTGTTTCTACATTAAACACTCGAGTGCGCAGCTTATTACGAGCATCCATTAGTTGCTCAGTAGTAAAGCTGTCAATGTCAATCTTAGCGCCGAATCGCTGTGCTAGACTTTCGTTAAGCTTCTTGGCAGTTATTTTTGTAAATTCTCTAAGGTTCATGATATCTTCCTGGGTGAAATATGTTAATATTATTTATCAATTGTCAAATATAAAACTGTCAATTCTATTGCGTATTCTAGTAGTTTCTTCTAGAGCTAGTTCTAGTCTGACTTTTCTAACTTCTCTACTAGATTTGTCACTTGAATTTTTGATCACGTTGCGATAAAATATTGCGTCGTTGTGGTGCTTGTTTAGATCTCTATCGTATAGCATAACCTGTTTAGTTACATTCTTGCCCTGTGCTAGACTCTTAGCTATGGCCACTGCGCTGCTTTTGAACTGTGTCTTTGCTACTTGACTGTTGGCTTCGATGTCATAAATCAAATAGCCTTTTGAACTTTCGCGAATCACATGATTCTTAATTCTTACGCTGCGTCCTTTGACCCAAGGCATAGCACCATCTTCGAGTCCGCGATTAACTATATCTTCTAGTTCTTTTATTAGAGTATTAGTAATCATTTGTCATCACCATAATTTGATTGTTGTACATCACTTTAGTTAGCACGCTTTTACGAATTAGATTATCAATAATGACTTGTTCCCTTTCTTGGAATTTATTTAGAGGGGTAAGCCCATTAACTGTTTCTAAAAGAGATTTTTCCTCGTTGGTAAGGTAAATCGTAAAATCTGTTATGAGCTCATTTAGTTTCATTGTTGCTTGACCATTACCTTGTCGCCGGGCTTGATGCCTCGATCAACAGTGCCTTTAGTAGTTTGGTCAAGTGTTAGGTTGCCACGATCATCTTTGCTGATCGCTCCTGGCTTGGTTGGATCTTTGGGAACTATGGTTTTAACTTTGGACTTGGGATCCACCAGTACAGTTTCCTGGTCATCGTCCTTTTCAATCTGTAGAACCTGCTGGCCCATTACTTCATATATTTTCATATTCTTTTTCCTGTACCTTTGCGCTTTGTTGGTCTAATTGATCTGCGGCCCACGTTTAATCTTTTTAGTTTTTGTGTTGTAGGTGATGTTCTCACAGTTCTTGAACGCTTGATGTCTGTGGTTTTTCCTTTTGCCCTGCGTGTCCTTTTTAGTGTGTTGCTGGCCTTCATGTTCTTGGGTGCGTTACAGGTAGCAGCTTTGGCAACTACACGTCCTTTTCTCGGGCCAGTGGTACAGCGATACTTGCGCACTGTGTGACCTTTGGTACCTCCGCCTTTGCCATGTCCAAATACAGTTGTAACACCTTCTATCAGTTCACGCAACCACATTATCGTTTCCTCGCAGCACGGTTCATTGATTGAACACGACGACTGGCTGGATTTAATCTTTTGGTACGCTTGGCTTTCTTTGCCAATCGTTTGCCCAGTCTAGATTTAGTTCGTTTCAGTGTGACACGTTTTTTAATATCAGGCGCTGCGAAGCACTGTGCTATTTTAGCCACTATGCGTCCGCTTCTAGGGCCTGAAGAGCAGCGATACTTGCGCACCACCTTCTTGCCTGAGCGAGCCCAGGTCTGGCCTTCTTGTATAGGTTCAATAAAAAGATCACGTAATAACATAAAGTTATTTATCGTGATTGTCAACTCATTAGTATTACTACGATTGTTGATAGTAGGCCAGCTATTACTGTGCCTGCTGTGCCTATCAGCACTTTGGTCATTGAGTTTTGACCAACTTTGATATCAGTATGTATTTCTTTAAGCGTAGTTTCTACGTTTGTAAGGCGATTGTCGAGGTTTACGTAGCGTAGAGCGCAGAGGTCTACGTGTGCTTCTAGGCTTTCTTTTTCTAAAGAAGTTATAGTTCTAAGTTCTGACATCGACATCCTCTCTCGATTAAAGTAAACTCTGAGTTGGCCTTTAATAGTGTGTTAATCAATGCCTTGGATGCCTAATACAATTTTATTTATCATCTATTTCAAATTTTATGTTGGATTTATGTGGATTTTGGGTAAGAAAAACTGAATTATCAAACTGTACAGTTTCGTCAAGTTGGTCTATTATGGGTATGAGATTGAAGTCGCTGTTTAGTAGGTCAAGGTCCAGTGCAGATTCATATTCTATTTCAAAATCAAACTGCCAAACACGCTGTTTGTTTTTGTAGTCTTTGCCCAGTCCAAATTTCGCGGGTGAGTCTGTTGTGATCCGTGGTGACCTGTTGTAGGTTGGGTTTACTCTTAGACCTATGGTCTGTAGAACTGTTAGGAAGTTCTGTTGCTGTCTAGCAGCTTTGGGGTCGTCTCCACGACGAGCTCTTGTTTCTGTTATGTCAACCAGTGTGTATAATCTAAATCTCATACAGTATTTAAAGTCATAAAAAAAGCGCCACTTGAAAAGTGACGCTTTTTCTTAACTTATCTAAAAAATTATAGACCTTCGAAAGTTGTTGGTTCTGTAACAGTTACAGTTCCGCCGCCACCACAAGTATAAACACCTGTAGCAGTTAGCGAACCAGCTGCTGTATCTAGCTGACGACCTAAACGGATTGCGATAGTATCTAGTGACAGCGCATGGCTTTCACCAACGATGAATACTTCTAGACCAGTGCTGATAACCTGAATCATCATACCAGTTGTACCGATTTCTTCAATAAACTGTTGTGCTGTTGCTGCTGTTAGTGCAACTGTATCATTTGCACCACTTAATACAACTTTGAATAGTGAAACTGCAAAGTTTCTTTGAATAGTTCCTAATGCTACTGGTGTTGGGTTTACACGAGCAAAATCTCTTGTTATTGCTGTTGCCATTTTATTTCTCCTTGATCTCTAAATGACCAGCCCATTACTCTATGGACTTTTATGTAATTATTTATCATCTAGACAAAAAAGTTTATTGTTATCGCTTTTTTTTGGCTCTATCGTGTACTGCTCTGAGATTCTGTACATAAGCAGGGCCTGCCTGTACAATATCATCTATCATTTCAATCACTGGCATATAGGCTTTGAGCATCTCAGCACTGACTGCGTTGCCGGCCTTGGCTTGATCTAGAAAGCGTTTGGTCAGTGCCATGTTCTTAGCACCCACTAGATATCTATACAGTGCTATGTCTGCAGGCGAGGCTCTTATGTCAGGTGTTGAGATCTGTGGTTCTGGATCAAACACATCTGTCTTCTCTAGGTTCTTTACCGCAGCGAATTGTTCAAAGTCAGTGATAATATCACTTGATCTCAGTTTGGCACGAACTGCGAATATCAAACGTGTGACCAACAGCTTGCGTTCTTGTAGGTTAAGACCTGCAAAGTCGTTTAGGCCACGACGAATGTTTTTGTAGTCTGAGTTGGTAATTTTAAGACTGCTTTCAATTTCTACAAACAGTTTGGTAATCAGTGCAGGCTCTTTGTTCTGTGCTACACTGTTGATGTATCTGTTGATAGAGGCCACAGGCAGTCTTGTTTTCTTTTTAAGTTCTATCGCACTGTCAGGATCTTTGAGTTTGCGCTGCGCACTGTCGTTGCCCACGAGGAAGTAAACAAAATTGTAAAGGTCAGTGCCCATGATGCGGTAATATTTGTAAGATTCAAACCCAGCAGTCTTTTTACAGTATCTTTGTACTGGTAATCTAAACTGCGAGAACTGACGCATTGTTTCAAGAGCCAACAGAATCAAGTACATCCTTTCGCCGCAGTCAGTATAGGTCAAACGCTGACTGCTACCATTGTCCTTGGTCATTCTTGATTCATGTAGGTCTTTGATAAAGTCCATTATTTTGCCAGTGCTAACAGCTCTTTGAACCGATCCGGGGTCATTTCTGGCTCGTGATCTTTTGATTTTTTGTTAAAAGGAATTCCATCATCGTCAACACCTTTGTTTCTGATTCTAGTGTTGTGAACCATTTCGTCGTACACAGCTTTGATTGTTGAAAACTCGTTTGCACCCGAGCCCATTTTGTTTAGCAGCTCTGCTAGTCTTGATAGTTGAACATAGTCTACATCGTTTAGCATTCCGCCGCCGCTGTCTGACATATCAATTCTACGCTTCAGTTTACGAGCCATATTACTTGCTGCTTTTTGCTGCTGTGTTAACTCGAAGTTGCTGCCAATATCTTTTTCTGTAATTTCATTTATTTTCATCGCATATTTCCTAACAATTGTTTAATTCTATTTAGATGTTTATCAGCTAGACTTTCTGTTTTTACTAATTTAGTTTGAAACGTCTTGTCTTGTTCTAGATCCTGTAACAGTTCTTTACCACCATCGGGCAGTTTCGCTAGAATAGTTTCTACGCTGGCTAGGTCTTTACCTGTAGCGCCTTTGCCCAAAAGTGTTTGCGCTATCTTGTCCATGTCGTCTGTGTAGAACTTGCTCTTCTTGCCATCAGGGCCACGTGTCCATAGTCCTTCATAGGGGCTCCACAACAGGCCCTGCTTTTTGGCTAGGTTGGCCAGTGCTATCTGTTTGTGTACACCTTTGTAGGGCGATCCTTTGGGTATGTCGTGTATGTGAAACTTCTGTGCTATTTCTGCTTTGGGCACAGTCATGATGTCTACTTGTTGAGCACTGTCGCCTGCTGTGGTTCTAACGTGTACGCTTACACCACTCTGCCCAGTTTGAAATCCTGCTTGATCAAACAGCGCTCTCAACTGTTTGCGCACTTCCTTAGCGTCAGGTGATTTAAAATGATTTGCCAGTGCGTCAGCATCCACGATCATGTCAAGGTCGCCGCTCTGTTTGCCTGCTATTGGTGTAGCACCTGATCCTATGGGCAGAGCCTTGGCACCTACCTTGGTCAACACACTGTTGACCTGTTTCATGATCTCAGGGATCTGACTGTGATCAAAAGGTTCCGCGTCAGAAAATACATTGCCGCCTTCACTTAGTATCATTTTTCTTAGCCTCGATTATCTTGCTAATTGAACGGCGAAACTTTCTAGGATCGCCACTCTTTATGCTGTTGAAAAAACGTCTTTCCAGTTCTGATGCTGTTTCTATGTCATACAAACTGTGTATTCTAGTTAGAAGGTTGATACTGCTTTCGATAATATTATTGGCAGTAGTATCTACAAAATGATCACTGTCACGCTTGCCGTGTACTGTGTTCAGTTCTTCTAAGATACTTCGAGTTTGTTTTTTCATATCTATTATTCCTCAAAAGTATTTAGCGCAGCACAGTTGTAGATTATTCTTTTCGTATCTTGTGATTATAGTCGGCAGCTTGTTTGATTAGACTTAGATCCACTCCTGCCAGGTCACCAGTGTGAACTATGGCTGCGGTGTCTTTGGGAAAGCAGTGTCCGCCGTAGCCTCTTGCCTCAGTGACTTCTGTGTGGCTGTGACCTATCCTAGAGTCCTCAGCAATCATATGTTTGACCGCGGCATAGTCAACACCAGTGCTCTCACATAGATCATACACTTGATTGAAGAACGCAACTTTGGTTGCTAGGAAACTGTTGCGAAAGTATTTGGCCAGTATCAGTTCTTCTGGCTCTGCTATCTGTGTAATAAAATTAGGGTCATTGAATGCTACACGGAATACACTGTGCCAGAAGCCTACCTCATCGCCGCCCATGTACACATGTCTAGTAGATAGAAAGTCTTCAACAGCACTGGCTGCTCTTAAAAATTCTGGACTAAAGGCCAGACGATGCTGGGGGTACTGTTTTTGTATAGCACGCCAACCTTCTACGCTAACAGTGCTTTTAATTAAGATAGGAACGTGGTCTGACACTAGCCCTATTACTTCTGCTATGTTATCAAAGTTACATGAACCATTTTGGTGTGCTGGAGTACTTACACAGATAATTATGCCCTGTGGCGTACCAAAGTCTGTGTGGCCTTTTGCAGGATCATACACAGTTACATCAAACGTGTCTTTGAGTGCTGCTTGGTGTGCTTGTCCTACAAATCCGTAGCCGGCTATGAGTATGTTCATTGTTTACCTTTTAGAAAATAATGTGTTATTATAGCAATAACTAAGATGCCTGTCAACACTAACCATATACTGATAGCACTGTCATTCAGTGTGTCTCTTATCCACGTCTTGCCCATTACAGTCTGAACTATAATTATTGCAGGAAATGTCAGCATATAAGCCACAAGAGGTGCTGTGAGTATTTTTATAATCATACTGTACTTATGCTTAACCATTGGTAGGTATGCACAAATCCGCACGGTGGTATGCACTAAAAACGGACAATTTTTGTTGATTTTGCATCTGCATTGTGTTAAATATATAGGTAATGCTGCGGTGCAGCGTTATCACACATATATAGATAGGATAAGAAAGATGACAACTATGGTTGTAAATGCGTTTAACTGGGACGGCTTTTCCAGTTGGTTTAAGAATTACAGACAAAAGCTAGCTCAGAAGAGAACCTACAGAAATACACTAAAAGAACTTAGTCAACTGTCAGACAGAGAACTGTGGGATATTGGTATCAACCGCGGCATGATTCACAGCGTTGCTATGGAAACTTATTTTGACAACAGAGGTACAGCATGATGTGGAATCGTATCGTAAAGTTTTTCGAACGCATGGGTCGTGCTAGAGCGGCTGCGGAATTTGCTAGAATGGGTCGTCATGACCTTGCGAAAAAAATCATGCTGGAAGATAGAACTGCGTAATAAACAGTTGACAACACTAAATAATTTTGTTACAATAGTAACACATTCACACACACAAGGAGACACACAATGAATGACATGACCAAACAATTTGAACAGTTTGCAGAAATGATGAAGGCATCTATGCCACAGGTAAAGCCAAACAAGAACGGCTATGAGATTAGAACCAAGGTTCTTGAAATGGCCAAAGACAATGTATGGCAGGATTACTTTGCCAAGTGGAATGCTTTTGAAACTTCAATTACCAAAGATGGCGACGAAGTTGTTACTACAGTAACAATGCCCGAAGTACCAGGTGCCGAAGCTGTACTAGAAGCCGCAGAGAAGTTTTATGCGTTCGTAAACGTGAACAAGTCTAAATAAATTATATAATTATTATTTTACTATGTCCAGGCATAGCCTGTTATTAATTAATCAAAAGAAGCCCCTCTAGTTAACGCTAGGGGGGTTAATCGTTTTTACACTTATCTTTCTTGAAGATTGCTTATTTCTTAAAATGCACATAGAGATCATTTACGGTGGTGCCAAGACTGGTAATACGAATCTGACTGGTTCCGCCACGCTTGGTATTTTCAACTGCCTTGGCATCGGCGGCATTCTGATCTGATACACCGCTGTTAACTGCTAAGTCGTCGCCGGTAGCGTTGGTAAAGAATATATAAATTTCCTTACCGGGAGTGATGTTTGTGTATGCAACGGTAACTGTTTCGCCTGTGATATTAGCGTGAACATACTTGTCTGTTGCCATATCAATTGTGAGGGTCTGTCCACTGCCAAACGATCCTGCTTGGCGTGTTGCCAATGTAGTATTGGTTGCCGCAATAGTACCATTGCTGTCACGAGCCACTACCTTGCTGGCTGTGTTGTTAGTGGTAGCATCAACTGCGAATGTGCGAGCAGTTGCTCCTGTGTAGGCTCCGGTAGCAGTAATATAACTGCCCGCACTCAGCGCCTCACTCATAGCACCGTGTATGATTCCGCCTACCCACAAGTCTTTTGCTACGCCAGCGCCGCCTGATGTTTTAAAACTGCCTGTGATAGTTGATGTAGCATCAGTGTCGTTGGTAATCTGTGTAGGCGCCGCACTGGTGATCAACTGTGTGTCTTTGTCAATGGTGAATACAACTGCCTCGCCACTGTAGATTTTAACGCCACCGCCACTGAGTTCAAAGTAATTGCTTACGTTGCTGAGTTCTAAGTCACCTAAGTAGATAGTAGACGCATCCATATATAAATTGTTAAACGGAGCCTCGGCACTGCCCAAGTTGCTGTTAGCATCTGCTGGTAATAGGTGATTAACCACTACACCATCGCTGGTAAACTCTGCGGCTGTGACTACATTGCCAAATGCTGCTGTGCCATTGGCTGTGACATCAACTACGATCTTACCGCCTTGATTAGTAGGACCTTGATCTTCGGTTGCTACAAATGATATCTTTGCTGGTCCAAATGTTTCAAAGGTTGAATCGGTCGCTGCTTGTCCAGCGATGCGGAAGAACACTTCACCGTCTAATACCTTCGTAGGACTAGCCACTGTGCCATTGTACCTACGCCCTACGATAATAGGATAGTTGTTGTTGGCATCATGATACACTCTGTTGACCGTGCCGTTATTGCCAGTGGTGTGCAGGATAACCCCTGTTTGATCTGGTGGAAATGTGTCGCCTGACTCGTTGCCTATAATCTCAAACGCACCTGCTGCTGTATCTGCGTCAGGCACCAACATGCGAATCTTTCCTGTTGACAACACTGAGAACACTGGCTCAACAGCCAATGCTCCCTCAACGTCTGTGATACCATCGGCCACAGCGTGAACATGCAATTCTCCCACAATCTTAACTGTGCCTGTACCGTTACTGGCAATAACCACGCTCTCATTCTCATTAACTGACGATAACACTGCCACTGTGCTGCTGTCTACATCAGACGCTGTGGTGGCAAAGAAATCTCCGAAACTGAAACTTAATCCTGCCGAATCAATAGTCAGTGTTCCGTCTGAAGCAATAACTATGCCCGGTCCAGCTTTGATGCCACCGATGGTTGTACTGGTACCTGGCAACAAGCGTAGAGCATTGTCAGTTACAGTTAGAGATGGGCCGGTGTTGAGTCTTAAAAACTCTCCGTCCATATTAAATGCCTGCCCGGGACGTATGCTTCCTGCTGTGGCATCTGTGGCCACTGTGACTGGAATTGGGTTGCCACCTGGAGTAACACCGTCGCTGATCTTGATTTCTCTTGTAGCATCGTCGTAGAACAATCTACCTGTGTGTCCTACATAGTTTTCACCAGTTACAGGAGCACCGTTTCTGCTGAGAAAGAAGTCGTAAATGGCCATTTTTAATCCTTAGTTGTCCAACGGTTCGTCGTCTGACATTTCTTGTTGCATAACACCAGCATTTTTCTTGATAGCATTCAACTGTTGATCATCATCGTCATATGCATTAGGCATACCTTCTGATCGTTTCATCAGTTCTAGTTTAGCCTGTAGTGGCGGGATCATAACTTCGCCTTCGCCGTCTGGACCGGGGTCAACATCAACTGGCTTCATTTGTTGTGTTGAAGAACCAGACTCAATACTGTCTAGTTTGTCTGCCAATTGTCTTAATATGTCTGCCATTTTCATAATAGTTCTCTCTTTATAATCCAAATCTTGTTTTT